TTTTCCGGTTGGTCATTATTTCAAAACGATCAGTCAATACCGAATCTTGGTAAGCACACGAAATAAGTTTGGTATTGGAGGTATTTAATTGGCCTTCTACCACATCTAAATGTACGTATAATTCGTATTTGTGATCGTTTCCGCGATTAATGTTTATTTCACTGACCCCCGTTTCCGCAAAAGATTCAATGACACCCCGCTGTTCAGCATTTTTCAAAATGTCACAGGTGGGGTTGAATTTATCAAAGCATCCATAGATGGCATTCGCCAGTGTGACAAATTCCGTTTTATCAAGTGTATCACTGGCGACTTGGTTGTTCGCATAATTATCAATTAACTCCTGTAATACGGGATTACTGGTGTTACGTTCGGGGGTTAGAAATTTCTTTACTACATTGATAAACGTAGTGTATCCCGTGTATTTTTCCATAGGTACGTTCACATCGATATTACGATTTTCCAGGTATTTTTCGCTCAGGATACGGCTGTCTTTGCCCACATTATAGACTTGGGTTAGCGCATTGATAAATATGGTGGTATTACGATCAAAACGTATGCCCGACGCCGTGAAAATGGGCTGTATCAATTCCAATATACTGTCGTACAAAATGGAGTCGGGAGTTTTATTCACCCGGTCTTTGGTGCTGTCGACGGGGACCGTGGTCAATTCTTTGATTCGGACGATATCGCGATTACTTTGATCACTTTGATCACTTTTGTCGTAAGGTTGGGTACTGACATATGATCCGCCAAATTTATCGGCGTCCTCTTTCAATAAAAATTGCGTCTTCGGATCTATTTTCGAGTATCCACTGTCTTCGGTATCATTGGAGTACTTGACCATCACTTTGTTTATAATCGTCGCGGCAGTCGTCGTGTTTATTAAAACAAAACTTTTTTTGCTATCCTTAGTCACGTCCGTTTCTATTTTTTCCGCAACATACTTGTCCGTGTCTGAATTCAAGTAGTCGTTGAATTTACCGCTATTTTTATACAAATCAATTCCTTGGTCAGTAATATAAATAGTGATACTCAAATTGGTGGATCTTCCCTCCAAATTTACCAAAAACACCGTCATCATATTTTTAGGTGTGGTGATTCTATCCGTCAGTCTAATTTTGTACCAAAACCCCATACGGTCTTTAAACTCGTAAATAGTATTACTCCCCATTTCTTTTTTGAAAAAATCCGCATAATTTCTACGGTCGATATGGATAGGTTTTTCCCGGTTTACCCGTGATTCATATAAAATATCGTTCATTTCTTTCTGAATTTCCGTGGTACGCGACACATCTGTATCACGACGTTCTTCCGAACCTTCGGGACCGGTACTAGTCGCCGTCGCCGCCGGCGCACTGGCTTTGGATAAACCGATCCATTCCCGGTATTTTTTCAGATTTTTAAACATTCCCAGGAGGGTTTTTAAATCGGAAATTTTGGTCAGTTCTTCGTAGTAGACCCGCGTACCCGAAGTGTTGCTGCGTTCAATATTCTGAATACGATTTTCGATCAACTGGATGTCGTTGTCGTAGTTATTGTATTTTTTGATGATGGTATTTATTTTTTTGTTATTATTCGTGTATTCGCGGTCAATACGATTTTTTTCTTTATTACACCACATGTAATATTCATAATAGGCATTGAAGAGAGATTGGTATACGGGGTGATTAAAAATGTCGTCCAACAACACTGCCCGGAGAACTGTATACGCTTTCGCGTCCTCTCGCAAATAAGTATACTGAGGAATAAAATTCGACAATATATTGAAATTGATATTGGGAGACGCGTTACGGTTGATCAATTCGTAGTAAGATCTTGATATGTTGTTGATCCGGGGATACACCGTTTTAAATAATAATTGTAACATGTAGGTCGCATTACGTTTGCTGTTGAGTTCCTTGTTGGTGTTTCCTTGTCCCCCCGATTTCAAAATATATTTGCGCAACTTCAGTTCGAATATTTCCCGCGCAAAGAAAAAATCCATGACATCGTGGGGCTCCATTTTTGATAGATACATGATGGGGTATTCGTATTCGTTGGTAAAAAACGGCAGTTCCGCATAGGCAGGTTTGGGAATGGCGTATTTCGGCCGGGGACCGAGTATAAACGCCGAACTTTTTAACATAAACGGGGTTTTGTTGGGAATATTGGTCGTGATCATCATTTGGAGAGGATAAATATCGTAAAGTTTAATTCCTGTGGCGGCGGAGGTGGTATCGCGGGATTCGTTGGCAAACAAGGTTCCGATCCGGGTTATCTTATCTCTTGAATCCATGTAGTATTATCAATATTATTCAAAATATAAATTACACAATTACACTGTATATTTATTCTATATAGTGTAAACATATTTTTACTTGTCCCGTTTACGATATCAATACCGCGCAAAAGCCATGGAGGTTTCTGAGCCCATTGACTGGAATTCCTCTATTTTTACCGCGGGGACGCTGTCTGTCGGGATGGGATTTACGATGTCCACAGTTTGCGAAAGTTCTGTCAGAGACGGTGACTGCGATTCGGTCTCTAGCGATTGTGCTTTTGCCTTTTCTAAAATGGCATTAGCCTTATCGATATCTTCCTGAGTAATCGTGCGGTTCTCCATACCTTCGTTTTTCAGCATTTCCGTGTGGTAGTTCGTGAACGATTCGGGTAAACAACAATATTTACTGTTTTCGTTGAATAAAAATTCGAAAATCGCGGTAAATAGGACGGTAAAAATCAGAGAAATATAGATATCGCGGGTACCCATCCAGGTAATCGCAAATACCAGTATCTGTTTACTAAACGTGTATTTCAGATATCCCTCGACACTTTTGCTTAATTTGATGTTTATAAATTTGGCCCCAATGTTCAATAAAATGATCATCATACCCGCGAAAATTTTGCTCGTGTTCAGATTTTGTACCACATTGTCAATGTGGTTCACAATGTATTTCAGGGGGTCTTTTTGAAACGAAAGGTTGGCGGTTTTCGTCATATTCGTTTTAGATTTAGAGAGAGGTTTCATGTCGAAATTCATGTTTGTAATTTCGCGGTTGATTCTGAAATTCACGTACACGCGAGTACCTGGTATATTCTATCATGCGAAATTTTTACAGTTGTGAAACACAGATATTGTTCAGTAACTTACCCGGGATAATACGGCCGTGAACCAGTCGTTGGAACTTTTCGGTTTGACGATTTCCTCTTCCGTACGCAGCTTTTGGTTGGACAGGGAAAATTTACACGTGGGGTTACACGGATTACATACCGAGTGGGCGGTCGTCTTTACTTCCGGAAACACGTGTTCCGTCATTTCCGGATGAACGGAAAAATGCTTGTACTGGAGTTCTCCGTTTTTACAGTGAGTATCCACAAACTCTTGCTCAGCATCGGTTCTTTCGGGATAAAGGGGACGATCGATGGTCGCAGGGAAATCGGGTTCTCCGGGATAAGTAGCCATACCTTCCAATTTTACCATGCGAATCGCCGACCCCTCCTGTTGATAATGGTAGTAGTAAATGACCGCGATACAAAACAGTAATCCGTACACCAAATTGTGTGTGGTGTAGTAAGCAATCAGAATCACGGCGCATAACTTGCCTAAAATCGAGTGACTGAAATCATCCATCCAGGCGGGAAACGTAAAAAACAAGAAAATGATGAGGATCAACGAAAAATCACAAAAACATTTAGAGTATTCAAACCGGGCCATTATCTACAATCGTTTTGAATAAACGGATCCTATATATTACTATGCTTATTTTTATCCCCAACGATCTGAGGCGTAAAAGAACCAAAGATTTTCTCCGGATTTTGTAAGATAATATTTTTCACTATCAAGTTTACTACCCCTCAAAAAATATAATTCATGTCCTTGTTGGCGACCGCCTCTGCCTGGACAAATGACAACCAAACCCGAAAACGCCAATCCACCATGCGAAAAACGGTGAAAATACGGCCGTACAACGACTCTACGGGCGACATGGACCCCGACGATTATGTGTCGGTGGCCGAAAATTACCAAAATTTACAAAACACGGCACCGCCGTCGGTGTCCGATGTTCAAGCCTCTAATGAAGAGAAATCCGCCAAAGTGAACGAAATGTTGAATAAAATCACTTCTTTTAACTCCGAAAACGACGGGAACAAACTCGCCGATTTTAAACCACTACAGCGTCCAGATATGACCAATAACCGGGAATCGGTTAAGGATAGCAACATGTATGGATCACCGTCGGCATCTCGTGTTTCTCGCAATTTGGATCCGCAGGAATTACTTCCCCAAACCCTGGTTCGGTCGTCAGGGAACACGGGAGATTATTTAGCAAATGAACCGAAACTGGATTACAGCAATTATAAACAGACGTACGAGAATTCTCCGAAATTGTTTCAAAATCAGCCGTACTATGCGAAAATGGGGATTGGCGCAACTTCGGCACCCGGGGACGAACGACTCATTGAAAAAATAAATTACATGATCCATTTGTTGGAGGAGAACCATGCCGAAAAAACGGCCAACATTACCGAAGAATTCATTCTTTATCTGTTCTTGGGGGTCTTTGTGATATTTACGGTGGATTCTTTCACCCGCGCAGGCAAGTACGTCCGCTAATTATGTGTCTTAGCATACCATACAGCCCGGGTAACACTCGAATACCTAGCGAATGTTTTCCGGTGAGTTCCAGTTGCCGTAGGTTGGCAAGTTTACCGCGGTTCATGTGTGCGGTCTTACGTTCTCGAAAAACACGCTTCCAGGTTCTCTGGATAATTCGGAGCCAAAACGTTTTGATCAACACGTTTTGCCAATGACTGCGGGGTTCGAGATTCAGCTGCATGATTTCCATGGAAAGGTCATTTTCATTTAACGGATAGAAAATACTGTATTCTTTCAAATAGTGTAGTACATGGTTGACGGGATACTTTAAAAAGGTTTTTGGCTGGATCGCGGTATTTAGCAGAAGTCGCCCCGACCGCGTATGCGCGACAAATCCCAAATAATAACGATGGTTCTCTTTTTTAGAGTCTAAAAATACACACTCTTCACGGTATATCGAATCAATTTGGGTGCGGGTGGGATTCGTAGGAAAATAGTGCGTATATAAAGAGTCTTCGTCAGATTCGGTATCCGAATCTATTCCGCTGGCAATGTCGTCTTCAATGACCACAATGTCTTCTTCAAAGCCTTCCTCATTTTCGTGGGAAGATTGGGTAGAATCTGTATCACTCATAACTAATTATAAGTGATATTTGAATAATGTCGACGGGGGGTTCGGTAATTTTGATGCCACGAAACCCCCCCTACCGGCTTCAATTTTTGCCCGTGTTTCTCTCGTTCAATTCATTTGTGAAACAAATATAGACAATATATACGCAATACATCTACTGTATAATGACAGTGATAAATAACATTGAAATTGATAACATCACCTATCGACGAAACGAAACCCGCGAGGCAATTATAAATAACGATCCTACTGAGGAAAAATTACATGTCATCGCGGTAGTTTCGAATCCGTGTTTATATGCGATTCGTTACATTCTTTTCCGGGAATTTGTTAAACGTATGACCCTGGACGAATCCAATGTGATTTTGTATGTGGTGGAATTGGCGTACGGAAATCAGCGTTTTTTAATGACGGATAAACGTAATCCGCGTCACCTTCAAATACGTACAACGACCCCGATTTGGCACAAGGAGAACATGGTGAACATGGGTGTAAAGAAACTGTTGCCCACCAACTGGAAAGCCATGGCATGGATTGATGCGGACGTTGAGTTCGAAAATCCGAGTTGGGCGACAGACACGCTGAGAATTTTGAACGGTTCCAAGGACATTGTTCAGGTGTTTAGTCATGCGGTTGACATGAATAAGCACGGAGAGGCTCTCCAGATTTTTTCGGGATTTGGCTACCAATATACGAAACAGAATCCTCACGGACAAGGTGTGAATTTTTGGCACCCCGGATTCGGGTGGGCGTGTACCCGGAAGGCTTACGAGAAGATGGGTGGGCTGTATCAATACGCTATTTTGGGTTCAGGGGACAACATTATGGCGCTGTGTTTGATTGGTCAAGGTAAAAGCGGTATCAATGTGAAGTCCACGCCCAATTATAAAAAATCTGTCAATGATTTCGAACAACGTGTACGTGGTCTGCGGTTGGGATATGTCCCGGGCGTGATTCGACACCATTATCACGGCGCCAAGAAAAATCGCAAATACATGGAACGGTGGACGATTTTGGTAAAACACGATTACGACCCGGATCTTCACGTCGCAGTCGATTCACACGGCTGTTTGGTTCCCACGGCGGCGTGTCCCCCGGAATTATTGAGCGACATTTTTCACTACTTTGAAGAACGTAACGAAGACGAAGATTTCCAGGAGCTTCGGTTGGACTACATCAAACCGGAAGATCAGGAGGAAACGCGTGCCGCGGAATCTGCGTGATTCGATATATCATCGCGTCTGACATCGTATTCTCTCCTCTTCTGCTGTTTTTGCCATGGCGTTGCGTGTTTCTAATGTGGTCTGAAGTGACTCACGAATGGCATCGATCGTCTGGTTCATGACACTCATTTCGTACTGTAATTTCTCTAGCCAGTAATCAATTATCTGTATTTTTTCCGGTATATTTGTTGCGATGTCTGTCATATTTCCTCCGATTGTATGATTGTATGATTTACTGATATAGTTTGTAGGCATTTTTGTCATGATAATAAGTGTAAATAACCGCATTTACACTTATTCGTGGATTCAGTCATAGAATTCTTGAGACTTCTGATGCATGAACGGGTGGTGTTTCCAACCAAACAGTTTTTCTTCGTCTACACTGGAAATTTCGATATAGTCGATGTTTTCCAAGAGTTCACATAACATGTTCTCCGTTACACGGGATTGTAACATGTTTGCGTGATTCCATTCCAATTGAATGAACGGGTGGTAGGCTTCGATGGTTTTCATTCCCCCCTGTAATATCGCGTATTCCCATCCTTCGGTGTCTATTTTGATGAAATCCACCCGGATATTTTTTTCGAAAAACTGACTGTCGAGGGTCACCACCTGGACATTAATAGGGTGAATGTCTTGGAAACGCATTTGTTCCACGTTGGTCCCCATCGTGTTCAATCCGTTGTTGTGTAAACAGGTGTTTAACGTCGTCATCCCGTTTTCATTCGAAATTCCTAAAGGGAAAGTTTTCACATTGGTGATTCCGTTCAACGCCAAATTATCCTGTAAAAGTCGGTAGGTGTCGGGAAACGGCTCGAACGCATAAAATGTGGTGTTTGGTAAAAATTTCGCGTAAAGGGAATACAGACCGGATTGGGCACCAATGTCCACCACGGTAGATGGATAGATTTTTTCGGCATAATGTTTCACTGCCAAAAAAAATTGGCGGATGGAGGCGTTTTCCCACAGTTGGTTGTTAGACATGAAGGTGTTGGGAGTAATTTCACAGGTAGATTGGGTGACCTGGATCGGGTAGTTGGGATCGTTGAAATAATAAAATGTGCGGGGGGATGTCATGATTCGGTCCGTCAATATACATATCCGATTATTTTGAATTGTACATTGTTACACACACACACACATGAGCACATGGGTACGCGAGGTTCCCCATTTTTAGTATATTTTACCCATGAAATATGGGACTCGACAATTCGTGTCACCTCCGCAAAAATAATCGCAAATTACGCACCATTTACTACGAATCTTTAGGAATTTATGGGAGTATTGTATAATAACCCCCTCTTTCTCAATTTTAAACAATGAGTCAGGTAAAACGCCGCGGCAATAATCGAAAACAGACAAACCGACACATCGAGGAGGAACTCGCTCATTACAATCTCGGAAAAGAATCCAAAGAATGTATGAAGACCGTGTTTGAAAATTTTCATTATTTGTCCGCAAAAGAGAAATCCCTGATCGACGCCAAATTCACCAAACCCAAAAATAAGTCGCAGGCCAGGTATGTTCACATCTTGAACAACACCAACCACAAGATTATTATTGCGACGGGTCCGGCCGGTACAGGGAAAACTCTTTTTGGTACGGAATATGGCGTTAAAAATTTTTTGATGGGGAAATACGAAAAACTTATTTTTACACGTCCCGCGGTGAGTACTGACGAAGATCTGGGGTTTTTACCCGGGACGCTGGAAGATAAAATGGCGCCCTGGATACGGCCCATCTACGACATTCTGTATAAATTCATGACTCCCGCGGAAGTCACCCAGATGCTGGAAGAAAAAATCATCGAAATTGCACCTCTGGGGTACATGCGCGGTCGTACCTTCAAAAACACGTGGATTGTTGCGGACGAAATGCAGAACAGTACGCAAAATCAGATGAAGATGTTGCTTACCCGTTTGGGGGAAAATTCGCGTATGGTGATTACCGGGGATCTGGATCAACACGACCGTACTGGAGAAATCAACGGTTTACACGATTTTCTGGAAAAATTCCGGGGATGTCGGTCCAACTCCATATCTAGTATCGAATTCGAAATGGGCGATATTGAACGCGAAGAAGTGGTCAAAGAAGTACTGGATATTTACGGCGGAGGAGTTCCACCAATGTACGTGTTGGACCGGGTAAGTTCACCCGAACTGTCGTCTAAAGGAAGTGATACGGGTTCGGATACCTGATTTTTCGGCAATTCGTTCAAAAAAGAATCGAACGAACCCGAATGATGGATGCGGTCACGAGACCGAACAAACAAACTCGATAAATTCGGCGCAGAATGGAAAATATGCTGACTGTTGAACGCCACCTTTTTTTTGATTTTTTTATTTTCGGGGAAGATCCGGGTTGAACAATAACAACAGTACCGGGAAAACATTATATGTAGGACAGATTACTCACTGCCAAAAAAAGCGCCCTTACCCAAGTTAAAATCGCTCAAGCGGGTGATCGATTCTTGATTGTCCTTCATAATCTCCTTGATCAAATCCTTGATTGAGATCAGCCCCAAACAATCATCGTCCTTGTCGTCCATGATGATCAAATGCCGGATGTCCTTCAGCAGCATCTTATTCATACACAACTGCAGGGAATCCGTCTCCCGGGCCACAATCAAATGAGGGCTGTAGGTACAAATATCCTTGACCTTGGTCTCCGTGGACTTCTTGCCCAGCGCCGCCACCTTGTTAATGTAATCCCGCTCGGAACAGACCCCCACCACCTTGTTCTGGTCGTCAGTGACGGCCAGACAGCCAATGTTAAACGCGGTGAACCTGGTTACTGCTTCGCGGGTGTTGCTGTTCTCGTTGATCTTGAAATCAATCTTGTGATAGCAACTGTTTTGAAAGACCTTCAGGGCCGAAATCTTACTGGGGCCGGTGACATATTGACGTGTAATGGTTTGAAGAGGAAAACGCAACATGGAATAGATAATATACAATGTATACTGTCTATTGTTTAAGTTTCTTACAAAAGATTATTTTTACACATAGAGACTCTGGGCGGTCGTAATATACTTCAAAATCATGCCGTCAATCTTGCCGAGTTTAGACAGCAGTTCCAACATGTCCTCGTGTTGTTCACACACGTTCATGAGTTCTTTGGTCATGGTGCTGATTTTCAGAATGGCCTTGGTGAAATCGCCGATCGCAATGGCACGTTCCGCCAATTTCGTCTGTATGAACAATTTACATTGCGCTTCGTCCTCGCATGCGCACCAGTCTGCTATGATGTCCAACAAATCATATATCATGTCCAGGTCGTTTTCTGAACCGCTGTTGGAGATTGTAATGTGGTCATGTTGCCGGTAGTCGTAATAGGCATCCATCACTTTTTGGTAGTCCTCGGTGGCCCGTCGTAATCCCACATCTTTGGTAGTTGGAACGGACAATTTCGCCTCGGGAGAGACTTTGACATCTGTAAAACACGACAAAAATCGGACAATTTGGACGGCAGATAAATCACGCATGTAACGCGATGTTTCCAAAAATTCCGCCATGACAATGGGGTTGATCTCCGCCAATGAAACGGCCATCTGGCCTTTACGGGTAAGTTGATAGCGGAAGGGGGGGTCGTCGTCTGCGATCTCTTTTGGCCACAAAAACCCGTGCTTACACAACAATGCGCAAATACTCTTAATTTTGTCCGATAAACAGGTCTTGCCGTAATCCAGGTCCTCGCGACATTTGTCCAATTCCCTTTCCAGTTTCAACATGTTTTCCACCACAACCAGGTCCTCTCGAATGAAACGGTGGTCCGCCGCGATCTGTTGAATACGGCGTTCCGCTTCTTTGCGCTTTTTGTGGGTAAGGGTATTCAAATTCCGGGTGATCGAAAGATGTTCCTGACAGATATCCAGGGGAGTTCGCAAAAAGGGCGTGGAGCACCGGACTTTTTTCAGTTGGCCCTCCAAATCCTGAATGCGATTCTCTAAAACGGCTTGGTCCTTGTCCAATTCAACCCGGACCATACTGCGATTGATAAATACGAGAGCATCACGTTCGTTTCCGTATGTTTTGAGGAGATTCAGTACAAACGGCATCGAGATACGCATTTTCGACGACAACGTCTGGGGATTACCGCAAAGAATGTTTTTGTACTCGTACTGTGACGGCATGGCAAACAGGTTATTACAGTGAATGACGTGGCCTACTGTATCAATCCCGCGTCTTCCGCATCTTGATGCGGCCTGATTGTATTCGTGGGACAGCAGGAACCGGTCTTCGTTGCCGTCAAATTTCGTGAGCGACGTGAAGATGGCAGTGCGGATCGGGCAATTGAGACCAATGGCAAAACTTTCGGTGGCAAACAGTAACTTGATGTATTTTTTTGAAATCATCCACTCGACAATTTCGCGCAAAATGGGCACCATGCCCGAATGGTGTATTCCGACCCCCTTTTCCAACAATTTTACCAATTGGTGGTATTCGGGCAAATTTGCGTATTCTTGGTAATTCGGCAATTTGCGGATGATTTGGTCACATTCGCGCGCGACAATGTAGGGGATTTTCGAGTCGTCTTCCAACAGATTGGCAGTAATTTCCTTCGCATACAGCTCCACGTTTTTGCGCGAAAACACAAACGCAATGGCCGGAAACATTTCGCGATCTTTGAGGAATGTAGCCAACTGGTTCAGAACGTGGGCACGCTTCGGCGTCACATCATAATCTTCGAGAAGCTTTTTTGTCTTTGTCAGCTTGAGGTAAGCATCCTCCTGATATTTTCCTTCGGCCGTTTTCAACGTCAACAGTTGCTGGGTTCCGTCACGCACCTGTTGGTGTAGCGTCTTGTCCTTGGTCTTTTTGAAAAATCCCTCATTCGTGACCAGGAATCCGTAGTGTGTGAGAGGCACAATACGATGACTGGTCGACGAGAGCCACACCTGGGGGGTGGTTTCCCCCCGTTCACACCATTGCGCGAATTTTTCCGGGGAATCGATGGTCGCCGAAAGCATGATCATTTGGACGTGTCGGGGCAACATGAGGATCGTTTTTTCCCACACGGATCCGCGGTCGCGGTCGTTGATGTAGTGGATCTCGTCCATCACTACACACGCCAATTCGTGCTCCAAATCCATCTGAAAATGGACACCCTGCGGTGCATTGGACCCATCCGACGAGGATGACGACGAGGACGACGACGAATGCGTGAAAAGCGCATTCAACAAAATCTCGGCAGTCATGATCAACACATCGGCGGTGGGATTCAATTTGATGTCGCCAGTAATAAGACCAAACGAAATCTCCGGATATTTTTGGGTAAATTCGTAATACTTTTGGTTGGACAGAGCCTTGATGGGAGAAGTGTAGATGGTTTTTTTACCGGCTCGGTGAAAATATTGTATCGCAAATTCCGCCGGCAGACTTTTACCACTGCCGGTATGTGCGGTGACCAACGCGTGTTGTCCTTCTATCACGGCCTGTATGGCGTACTTCTGAAAATCCGACAGAGCGTACGGAAACCACGCAAAATAGTCTTGATAAAGGGTCTCTGATTCCGTGGGGTACGGTTTATCACAGATGACCACCATAATTTATTTAAGGATGATTCGAATATCAAATACGTAATATTTGTAGCTATTTTTTTATGTGGTTTCTACATAACATAAATGGCAACGTCGAACATCAAACCGCAGCATACCAACACCACGGTATACAACGGCGGGGGGATCTGTAATCAGATCATCCGTAATGTGTGTGTCAGTGAAATTGCGCGTAAATACAACCTGAAATTTTCGTATATTTGTTACCCCGAAACCTTGGAGTTGGGCATTCCGCTCTTTATTGGCGGTAATCACTTTTACCCCACCTACATGGAATTCGATGACGACAAATTTGAGGAATATATAGACGTCAATGGACCCCAGGTTCTCCAACAAAATATTTATGTTCATCCCTATTATTTTCAGACCCCGTTTACGGCCCGTTATTTGCGCCAACTCTTTTCCACAGAACCGGTGAGAACCGACATCATCCAGGCGAACAAATACCGAGAACGCTACGAAAAAAACGTCGACCTGTGTATTCACGTGCGGTTAGGAGATGCCGCGCAATTCAACCCGGGTTTGGAGTACTACGACCACATGTTACAAAATGTGACACCTTGGTACGATACTGGCTACATTGTCAGCGATGAAATTGGCCACCCCTTATGCCAGGAACTCATCCAAAAATATCGTTTGACGGTGTTTGAAGGTTCTCCGATCGAAACTCTCATGTTCGGAAGTACGTGTAAATATATTTTGACGTCGGGGGGGACCTTTTCCTGGATGATGGGGGTTCTCGGATTTTTTTCGCAGGTTTATTGTCCGAATATGGAGAACCTGACGCCCTGGCACGGAAATATCTTTGTTTTTGAAGATTGGATAAAATCCACATAAAAAGGAATTTCCGATATTAGTATATTTATTGTCACTTTATTTTTGAGAGGGTTCATGGCGAATTACACCATTTCATCGGGAGGCAGATTGGGCAACCAAATTATACGCAACACCGTGTGTAGTTTATTGGCCAAAAAATACGACTTGCAGTTCCAATACGGTTACAGAGAGCAAATTGAGCGTCTCGGTATCGAACTGTACCACGAGGGCAAAAATTTATACTACAACACGATTCCCTTGCGGGACGAGGATTTTTTCCGCTTCCTGTTTCACGAGGATTTGGGGCAAAACAATATTTATACGTCGGAAACGTATTTTCAAAACCAGGAAATTGCGGATTTTTTGAGAACCCATTTTTCGTCGCCCCCCGTCAAACAGAAGATCATGGACAACAACATGTATTTGAGTAGGTACCAAAACAACAACGATGTCTATGTCCATGTGCGACTGGGGGACGCGGTGCGATTTTGTCCCAGTTACGAGTATTACGACATGGTGTTGGAGAAATTGCAGTTTGATCAGGGGTACATTTCGAGTGAATCACTCGACCATGAGATTTGTCAAAAACTCATGGCGAAATACCGTCTCAAACCCCTGATGATGGATGAGGTGGAGACCATCATGTTTGCTTCCACATGTAAACACATTGTTCTCACCAACGGTATTTTTGGATGGGTCATCGGTATTTTTGCGTGGTTCTCCACAATTTATTATCCCAACTTGGATTTACGCCCCAAACACCACGGCGATGTGTACGGCTACCCCGACTGGAACATGATCAATTACGAGTAGCCGAGCAGAGGGGGGGGGTGTGGAGCGAGATCCATAACACGGTGATCACTTGGGTGGGGAAGGGGTCAGGGAGAATTAAAGGTCGATGCGCTCGTCAAACAGAGTAAAGGCGTCGCGGTCGTGGGAAATAATGATAATACATTTCTTGTGTTTCTTGAAATCGCGGATCAACTGCAATACTTCCCCCTTCAGATTCGGGTCCAGAGCGTTGGTCGGTTCGTCCAAAATAAGGATCTTGGAGGGATTGATCATGCCGCTGATCAGGTTGGTGACTTGGCGTTGACCCCCCGACAAATTCTCACCCAGAGAACCGGCCTTTTTATTGTAAATATCGATGTTTTTGTACAAGTGTTGTATTTTGGGGTATTTTTGTAGAATAGTGTCCAGGTTCTCCTTACATTTGCCTTCGTCTGTACAGCCGTAGAGGAAGTTGTCCATGGCAACCCGGTCAAACAGTTTGGAATTTTGGTTAACATAGGTGATATTTTTACGCAAATATGTCACGTCAATGTCTTTAACATTGCAGTCGTCGATGTAAACATTCCCCTCGTAATTGTTGTAAATCTTCAACAATAATTTCGCAAAGGTTGATTTTCCGCGGCCGGAGAACCCGCAAACTCCGATGATCTTGCCGTCGGTTTGAATGTTCAAATTTAAATGGTCGAACACGGGTGTTTTCGCCGTCTTGTACTTGAAGGTGACATCTTCGAAACGAATGGTATCAAATGCCAGATTTTGGACGGGAAGGTTCGCCGAAGGATTCAATTGAGTATTAATATTCATCTCGTCGAAATGGTTAATGACCGAGTTGATACGTCCGTAGAATTCCACAAAGTCGGAAATGTTTTGGATGAGCGCGGACATCTTTTCGCGGTACAATATAATGATGGAAAACAGGGTGATAAATGTGGCCAGACCAATCTTGTTGTGAATACGCAAATGAGCACTGTAATAAATCGACACAAACATGGTCATATAAATGAAGACCGTAATCACGGTGGAATGGTTGATGGTGCTCGAATAGAACTCGTACGCTTTTTGGGTCACTTTGTTGCTCAATTCTTTGAAAATATTGATCTCGTTGACCGCTTCTCCGCGGAAAATGATCTTGTCCATGTTATTCAAGAGTTCCAACACATAAAATTCGTTGTACGTGGCGGCTTTTTCGTAGTTGTCATTCTTCTGTATAATGTCTTCTAAATAGAAGTAGGGATACAAGAGAATGATAATGTTACATATGACAAAGAAGATACCCAGAGATACATCAATATAAAACACGTAAAACATAATGACCAGTATGAAAATAATCGTAGGAATGATGAATGTGATGAAATCGTTAAACATCATAAAACTCACGGTGGAGAGACGCGCAATTGGCGAATCCAGTTCCATGAAACTGCTTTCACTGTAGTTTTCGTTGTTATTTAACAACACGACTTTGACCAATTCGAAACGGGTCCATTGACGCAGTTTGGTGATCAAATCCACCTGAACCCGCTTGTACAAATAGTAAAATAATAAAAAGGCGAGGGAGAGTGCCACGAATATATGAATGTAGTTGTATACCGACCCCTTGCCTCCACTCTTAATATGGGTAATGATGCTCGCCGTCACCATAGAAATACCGTTGGTCTGAATGATATTGACAATCAGACAGAGGATAAATAAAATGATGGTGTTGGTCTTCTCCTCACTCAAAAATTTTTCTATCAGTTTGTAAATCAGATCCATCTCTGGTGAGACCCGTAAAATATATATAGTATACTATATAGTTATAGTATATCATATTTTTACCGTGATTTATCATGGCGCAGCATGCCGAACATAATCCGTTACTTTCACCCTACGGGATACCGTATGGGCTCCTTTCGGGACAGGAAGGGCGCGTGGAAGAATTGAATCAGCGCCTCCTAGATCGCAATTTCCCGGACATTGATTTTCGTCCCAATTTTTCGCCGCGTCCCGTCATGACAAAATACACGCTTTTACCGGTCATCGATACCCGCGAGGCGACCCGTGTCCCACTTCAACCGTATTTAGACTATTATCCCGAAGTCATGTTCAATCCGGGGAACAGTCGTGCACCCGTGAGCGGGTTTTTGAACCGAGTCAACCTCGAAAGCGATTTACGTAACCAAACTCGTCCTCTGGTCTCTGCCGATGCCAATCTCCACCAGTACATTCCTTCTTTTGAAAACAGCGATCTTTACAAGGTTGTGGTGGGCACAAAATCGGAGACGGTACAACCCTATCCCCGCCTATTTTCCAAAATAAATGTGGAGAACTCGGCGACAAATTTGGAAGGAAACCCCGTGGGAACGGATGTTTTCAATAACCACACCCGGGTTCAGGTACGTGGTTTGGCCTCTTGAATGAACATAAAATAATTCAATATAGTATATTATAGTATTGAATTATAACGACAGGGATTTTTATATCCGGGGATGAAATTATCTAACCAAATGATGAAAAACAAATGGTGGTGGCTCTTGGTGGCATTCGCCTTGGTAATAATTGTCATTATTATTATGAAAAAACTGCGGACACCTTTGCCCTACGAAGGGTTTGAACAGGGTGAACATTTTGTGTTGAAGCGCAATAATGACATTTATGATTCGTATTATGCCATGATTTATGACGAATTGTACCGACCAGCACCGCGGGTCGAATTCGAATACAAGACGATCTTAGACATGACCCATCCCACCACAAAAAACAGCGTGTTTTTAGATGTTGGCAGCGGTACGGGGTCTTTAGTGAACAAATTGACGGCAGAGGGTTACGTGGCTTACGGTATCGACACGTCACGCCCTATGGTGGAACTTTCCCAACAAAAATATCCATCCATTGACACCAAATGTGGTGATGTGATGGACCCCATGTCTTACGATCGGGGTATGTTTACGCACGTTACTTGTATGAATTTTACCGTTTATCATTTACAAGATAAGTGGGCGTTTTTCCGTAATTGCTACTACTGGTTAGTTCCCAACGGATACTTGATCCTTCATTTAGTCGACCGTGCCGGGTACAACCCGATTGTACCTGCCGCCATTCCGAGTGCCATTGATAACCCCCAAAAATACTCTCAGACGCGTATCACGGATGCGGTCGTTCAATTTCCGGGATTTTCTTACAAGAATACGACGGACTTTGATTCGACGGGGGACGACCGTGTGGTCGTCAAGGAAACGTTCAAAGATGCGGCAACTGCGAAAGTCCGGCAAAACGAACTCACGCTTTACATGCAGGACATCCGGGACCTTTTATATATTGCGCAAAAGTGTGGGTTTATCTTACAAGGTAAAGCCACCTATTCGAACGACGACAGCCAATATATTTACATGTTGGAACGCCAGGCGTAGTTTACCGGGCGGGCGGGAGACACCTATTTGTCAAACGTCATCAAATACAAGAATTGGTTGATATCCGCCAGTATTTCGTCGCGTACGTTGAGTAAATCACTGTCCTGTTTGGGATCCAATACGTTGGACATGTTGACGAGAAATCCGCGGAAGGCGTAGATACGCTGTTTGAAATCCTGTTTTAAATTATAATCCAACAGGGTCGTTTGTTTGTTCAACATGGAGAACCGGGTCTCGTCCTTCCCCAGTAAAATCTCCACAAATTTATCAATGTCTTTGTTCAAACGCGCGTACAACTCGTCAGTTGCCTTGTGTTCCGCGTACGAATACGTTTTCCAGTGGTAGAGTTTGACCGTGTTTAAGATGCCTAAAAACACTTGAATAATGCGGGACTTGATTTTATTCGTGTGGAGAACCTTGCGGGTTCCGCGGGCGGGCGCCATTTTACGCGTATTTTTATTGTTTTTTGTGGAAGAAGAAGGCATACCGTTCCTCGTATATATTACTTGCGTAAAATAATATATATTTTTGTGGATGGTTATTGATATAGTGTTATATCGCGTATATCGCGTACGGTGGAATTACGCCACAAAATGGTAAAAACCCAGAACATTGCCATCGCTTTGATGTGTCAGTATCCCAATCCGACTTGGATGGAATTTTTTAGTACATTCATCTATTATCACATATACATGATTGTCAACGATAATACCCAAAATTACCAAGAAAAATACCAAAGAGAGTTTCCCAACATTCATTTTATTCAACTACCGGTCGAAACATCCACGGACGCGGGGTTTGTGGACCCAGATTTTCAAGAAGAGAGTTTGATCCCGTGGCACAAAGCCCTCTACTATTTTTCCCGACAGAACCTGGATGCGGAACATGTGTGGTTCATCGAAGACGACGCCTTTTTTCACAGTGAATATACGCTGAAAAATTTGGACACGCGTTATCATTCGAGCGACTTGTTGTGTAAAGAACCGGCCGTGACCGACGGGCCAACCAAATCGTGGCATTGGTACAAGATCAAGCCCGATTATCCCTTGCCGTGGTACAACGCGATGACATCGGTTGTACGTGTGTCCCGCACGTTGTTAACCCACATCGGCAATTATGTCGACACCCACCGCCGTCTGTTCTTTATCGAGGCCATGTTGCCAACAACCGCCAAACACCATCAACTGGTGTGTCATCACCCCGCCGAGTTCGCCCAAATATACTTTCAACGGGATTTCGATCTGAGAGATCTTGGTAAACAGGCGTTGTATCATCCGTTCAAAGACGTGGGTTCTCACGGTATGTTACGAGAGCTGGTTGACGTCAAGAATAAGTATGATGCCATTGTGAATCGCATTCAAAGTCGGCGGAGATAGTCGGGGGGTGTGTCGCTACCACGCCCGCTCACGCGCGTACAAAATTGAATTTTATTTTGAACGTTATCTGTAACTCTACCCGATACTGAATATACCCCCATCACACGATGATATTGACACGTTATTTGTATCCTAAAAATAACGTGGAATACTCCCTGAAAATTGCGATATTTCAGGAAAACCTCGAACACGCACTGTTTTGGGCTTACGAACTGTATTTTTCCGGGTTCAAACAACAGGTTCTCCAACTCCTCATGCATGTGTTTGACGTTTATTTTGAACCCTCTTTCCGTAAAACCAAAATCACCCAATATTTACAAAAAAAAATGAAGGAATGGCAAACCCGTCGATCCGACGCGATGGTGGCCACATTTGTTGCCAACATTTTGCGGGGACAAATTGACGACGAAAAAATCGCGGAGGATTTTACAGTGGTAGGCGGTACTCCCCTTTCTTGGGAAAATTACGCGCGTAAACCCGCCTCGACCGGTGAAACACAAATCATATACATTACATTCCGAGAGACCGACATACAAAAATATAAAAACCGGCCGTTGATTACCACTAAATCGTGGAAAATTCCACCTAAAGTGTGTTTGTATTCCTGTTTACGCGAACCAGGTTCGATACTACTGACAATTGGTGATTACGACAATTGGTTGGTGTATGCGTCGCGGTCTCCCGTATGGAAATCCCGCATTGAAAAATACGGTGGAATCGTGGATTATTCGGAAAAAACCGTGACATTTTCCGACGAAAATTTGGAAGAAGCCTTTTATAATCTGTACAATCTGGAACCCGATGAACAGCCCCTGATAGTCCAAAAACGCTGGTTCGGCACGGCGGCCGAGTAAACGCCACTTACCTTGTGAGATATCTACCAAAGTGTTGGCAATTGCGCATGTACAAATGAAACGTGGTATCCCAATGTTCTATTTTTTGGTATAGTACCGGATCCATCTGTCGGAGGCGGTGTAAAGGAACATCGGCATGTTTGTGTAATGGTTCTCGGAACAGGGTGTCGTCGTCCACTGAATCAAAATAAACCAGGCGGACCTTTCCCGGAACTTTGTTTCCCAAGAGAATCTTCGCCGCGGTTTTTCCGTTGGTAATGTCGATATCGGGGGAAAAATCGATGGCATAAATGTCCTTGTATTCGCGTTGGTCGTCTTCAAACGGAAAATTCTGTAACAGGACAATATGATGTTGGGTACAAATCTGGGCTTGATCGTAAATGGGGGTATGTACAATTTTTGTAAACAGCGGTTTGGATATTACAGTTACGCACAATAAAAACCATAAACACCACATTTTTTGGCGGGTATCGACGGGTATTGGCAGGTATAGGAGAGATAAATATATTCTATATATTGTCATGCCTTTATGTCCCCCAAAAATATAAAAAATTGATTGGTACGTTCATTATCATTATTCATATATACTGATACGATACCACCATGGAAAATACGGATATTACCGAATTTACGGATTCTACCCGCGAAGAAATAAAATCGCAATTGGGCGTGTTACAGAAACATTCGGGAAAAGCGGCCAACGACATACTCCCGCGTCCAGAACGTTACATTCTACCCCGAATAATAAAACGCATGTACCGACACGTACGCGAAAGGCTGTATGCGACACGCGAAATCACAACAGAGAATACACCCCATACGTAGTCAATCCAAAGAGGACACCGCCCCACAAGGTGTCAATACACGCAAACAACAGGTCCCACTTTTTCAAAAGACTGTAGTTGGTAAACTCGTAGACACCGTTGATGACCAGACCCAAAATAACGGCCTCCCACACGGGACGGTGGGTACGTAAAATAAACCAGTACAACACCCCGATCAACAAAAGATATACCACAAAAATGGAGGAATAACGCATGGTGACCATGACACGCTGAACATTGATAATCGCACGCGTGTACAGTTCACGGTTCAAATGCATAAAACCGAGATCTAGAATGATAAAAATAACCGCCGCATAAACAATTTTCCAAATGTTCTCCTCCTTCATAATCATCAATGTATATCTATGAGATTACATGACATTATTTTTCGCCGCCGGGAGAGGGAAAGCTATCCGTGCTATCTTCGGCGGCGGGGTCGGCTTCTGCCGATTCCGTGATATTCATTTTTTTTAACAATTTCTTTTCGGTATTCCATTGCTGTAAATAATACATGGACAACATCGGAACATTGGCGGTAATATTCATCAGCGTGTTATGTGTCCACGCATACACCTGGGTTAATCCTGAATCAGAATCGGAGGTTTTTTTACCATATTTGATGCTGTAAAACCAGTAGGGAGGTACATACAATAAGAATCCGGCGGGTACGTCAAACTCCAGAAAATTCAGGTTCTCCATTTCTTTGGAGAACGTTTCCTGGGGATTCCAGACATCAATGGGACTACGGAATTCGTAATTCACATAGTCATGTTCCAAATGTAACAAGTGGCGGCTTTTCCATGGCGTCATTTTGATCTGTATTTTCCCCGAAGCAATCCACACATAGCGCCGGAAATCGGTGTGATACCGGAGGGGTGTATAGGCACCGGGGGACCCAAACATCAAATCTGGCCGATTAAGAACCGTGAAATTCGGTCGGATGAATTCGTCCATGGACGACAACCGTGTTCCCAGAACGTCGTTGACGAATTCCTGGTTGTTTTCCGAAAAGAACCGGGATTTCGGGTCGGTTTCCATGAGACCAATGGCACTAGAAAGCGGAAGGGGCACCGATTCACCCGCGTACTCCGACCCCAAGGTACGGATGTCCGACACATCTTTGACGTGAACGTCTAGGTCAGATTTTTTGGCGAATTCTTCTATGTGCTGCCAGTCCAATTTATGTTCCTCTAAAAAAGTAGACGATATTGCTCTTAAATCGAACAAGACGGGCTGACGAATGTCGCAAATTTCCTGGAGATGGGTATTGGATACATAGTCTGCCTCATATATCTCTAAATCTTCACTCTTTTTATACTGTGCGATGATGTGGAGGTACAAAAAAAGGATAAATACAAAAATCATAAATGCCGTAAGAGTATGCATGTTAGTAGATATTATATTTTTCTATATAATATTTGCCATATATGCGCACATGTCGCAATGTTCTCCCCCACTCCCCGCCACCACGAGATAAACCTAAAATCGTCCGGATTTCCCTCACTCGTCCCCAATTTTCGGGGCTAAATACATGGCGATATAGGCCCCCGTATCCCCGGGAATGACCAGTTTCATTTTCAGGGGAAAATCCGCCTTCATTGAAATCTCTACCTGGCTCGACAATTTATGGTATTGTGCCATGTTGTACAAGTGTGTGAGGCTGTAAGACAACCGCATGTCGCCACCTTCGTCAATGACAAAGGAATTGAGATCTTCAATGTCTATTTTAACCGACATTTTACCCGAATCCACGCTGGTAGAGTACAACACGATGTCTGATTCTGAACACTGAATCTCCATGTTGTCCCCAAACAGTTTCAGTTGGTTCACCAATCCGGCAAAATGAGCAGAGGGCATGGTAAATTCGGCCTCGTATTCCATTTCGGGGATCGCCATAATATCTGTATCCAGATCAACCAACGGTACCTCGAAATTTTTGTCGAAAATCGATTCTTCGCTCTCAAACCGAATTTGAAGTCGGTCCGCATTATTGCTTTCGTAATCAATCCGAATCTTTTGTCCTTTTTCACGTGTACCTAGAATTTTAAACAGCAAGAGGGTGTTGATACCGATCACCACGTCCTCGGTCACACTGTAATGATCAAACCAACCGTGGGGCAAATTGAGTTCAATGATCGAGACGTGGGAACTGTCCATGGTTTGCAGTGACACCCCCTCGGATTTGAAATGAATATTGATGTTGTCTGAAAACAACTTCATGTGTTGAAAAATCGTGGTAAAAATATCACACTTGGCATTGTCCCGGAGTTCAACGTTCATGTTGAGGGTAGTGATACGCGGGTAAACAGATTATAATGGACTTGGATGGCTGTTTTTACGTTCTTTTCGCGATGTATTCTACGGATTCAATTTTTACATATCATCCTCGGACGACCTCTTCGATGCGTTTATCGGAGTCGTCTTTGCCGTAAAGGATGAATTTGTCGCGTACATAGGGGTCAATCAAATGGGTAAAAATGCTCGTAAATCGTTCCACCATTCCAGGTGAGTTGTAAATATACATTTTATTCAGTAACCGCCCGTAGCGCGTTTCGCTTTTTAAACAGTCTTTACAGAAGAGTTCAATCGCCAGTTTGTATCTTTCTGCCGCACTAATCGTGAAAGAATCTAAATTCAGATGACATTCGAATGTATCCCATTCCTGAATGACTGCGTTGAAACACATTATAACGCGTTCCACGATGGTTTTATAGTTCTCCGGAGTGGCGTACAATTTAAATACTACATAGTCCACAAACACCCGGTTGGTACCCGGGATAATAAACACCGTTTTTTGTATGAGTTCTTCCAGGCTAAATTTGTCGGAAATCTGGGACGCAATCTCCATTTTCTGCGCCTTTTTAAAAAAAACGTTCTTTTTGTTTTCCGAATAATAGGTGTTTTTGAAATTTTCAATGTCCTGTAACAATTTATCGGAAGACATCCGGGAAAAGGGGCAGAATATCTTATATTAGAAATAAAATATAATCAACAAATCGTTTATATTTTATTTTATCATATATTTATGGGTGTAAATTACGCGTTGGTCGGCAGACCCGTCTTTTCCTCCGGGGTTTCGGCATTTGCCATACTCTCCAGAATAAATTTGACGTTTTCACCCTCTTCCAGCGAAATTTGCGGCATGACCCCGTCCTCGTTCTTCGTAATTTCCGTCAGCAACACCTTGTTGACATTGAGCGTGTAAGTTTGGAGGTTCAACACTGTATCCTTCAAGGTATTGATCTCCTGCGCCAATACCTGGAAACGGTCGTTGATTTCGTCCACAAACAAGTTGAATTCCTTGCTGTCCATGACAATCCCCGTGGCAGATGCCGTCCCGTCCTCGGACACCCCGGTCCCGGTCCCGGTCCCGGTACTATTATCCGACTGTTTGGTATCATTCATAAACGTTTCGAGGTTGATCAGACGGCGGTCAATGAGCGCAATCACCTGTGGAAGGGTCAATCCCGCCTGGTTTTGAGCGGAGCTGTTCGCGGATTGCGACATCGATCGTCCCGGAGGCTCGGGAGGAGTGTTCGGCTGGATACCAGCACGACGTTTTTTAGCGGCGGCGTTGGAATTGTTCATTCGACGATAACTAGGAATATAATACTAATGTCGATATATCTAAATCATTTTGAACGAATTTTGTGGTAATTTTGCGAATCAAGCCTTCATGGGCATTTGAATGGCGTCATGATAATGATACGGTGTGGTCCATGTAATGTCGTGAATGTTATAATCTTCGATCGCGTCCTTTTTATAAATGCTTATACGCGGGAAAATAAAGGGAGTACGCTCCAATTGAACTTTGAGGGCTGCCACATGTTCTTCGTAAATATGGCAATTTCCCAAAAAGTGCACGAATTCGTCGGCCTCCAGTCCACAATGTTTTGCTAAAATATGGGTAAGAAGCGAATAAGAAGCAATGTTGAAGGGCACTCCCAGTCCCACATCCCCACTGCGTTGAAACAGCGCACACGACAAGTATTTGTTATCACGTACATGAAATTGGACCATGACGTGACAGGGGGGCAGCGCCATTTGACTGATTTGGCAAGGATTCCAAGCTGTCATAATGATCCGTCGCGAGTTGCGTGTTTCAGGGTTGGACAAATCATCGATCACCATTTTTAGTTGATCAATACCCTCGCCATGGTAGCACGCCGATGCATTACTGTATTCCGCATTGAAATGCCGCCACTGATGACCGTAGATGGGGCCCAAATCACCTTCGCACAAATGGTAGAGACCCCGACTGTCCAGAAATTCCCGGCTCGCATTGTTGTTCCAAATATTGACGTTTTTTTCGCGCAAGATGTCGTTCGACGTCGAACCGCTGATAAACCAAAAGAGTTCTTGGAAACAGGTCTTCCACGCCAACCGCTTGGTAGTGAGGAGAGGGATCATACCGTCCTTCAGCGAAAACCGCATGGTATAGCCAAATTTAGTGTAGGTGTTTCCGTTGCGGCTTTTTTCGTAGGAACCAGTTTGGATAATGTCTCGTACCAAATTCAGATACTGGGTTTCTTCGTGGAAAGAATGTGTGGTACGAGGAGGGATGTCGTCTTCCGCATTCTCGGGTTTTGGGGGTGGGGGAGGTGACGAGGGGTCCATGATATCCATAACAATGTTATCTTTGGACGACGAAGAAACGGGAGGGTATTTAGTGGGTGATGTATCCGTGGCCGACAACTCTTTCAATTCCATGTATCTGCTGTCGTCACGTTTTTTTAAATTCGCGACGGTGGCAAACCGGAACAATTTGTGGGGTTTCGCCGTTTCCTTGGCACTACGGAATGGCCAAGGCGAATGAAAATGTGATTTCGACTCAGACTGCGGGTCGGGAACATTTCCACCGGATGGATCCACAATCATTTCGGGTTTAGTCGAACACACTGCCGGTGTGGTAAAATATCTATAAAATCTCTCCATTAAAATTACAAAATATTACACTCTAATGTATATTAAAAGAATAACTTTATATCTTACGTTTACACAATTTTTTGTTGACAAAATATATAAGTAATATAAGTAAGTCAGAAAGATCAAATAATAATTCATGGATTCGTTTCAAGAAACCAGTGAACGTACATCTAAAACGTTTGTGAGCCACGTCTTTTCCTCTGCCGAGGAAGACAAGGCCGAAATCATGAATGTAGTACAGTACGCCATTTATGCGTTTATCCCGGTCATTGTTCTCAACAAACTCATTCAGCGTTTCATTCCCGAGGCCGATCCGGACAAGTCCAGTTTAGAACTTTTACTGGAGATTTTTATCCAGATCGTCGTCATTTTTTGCGGAATTATCCTGATTCATCGCGTGATTACCTACTTTCCGACCTACAGCGGATTCAAGTACGACAACTTGATTTTGACCAACGTGATTTTAGCATTTTTAGTCATCGTGTTGAGTATACAGTCGAAACTGGGATTGAAAGCCAATATTTTGGTGGACCGCGTCAGCGAGCTCTGGAACGGGTCGAGTAGCAACTACGACGACAAGAAACGCAACGTTAAAAATGGGGTCCGGGTCAGCCAACCCGTATCGGGACATGCGCCCAGCCAGGCGGACTATTTAGATGGACCCACGCAAAACGACATGTTTCCTCCCGCACCCATGGCAACCCAACGTTCCGCCAGCGCCGAGGAGTACGATTACATGATGAAAGGTGGCGCTCAGGTGGCGCAGGACTACACACAACCCATGGGGCCCGTGGCTGCGAATGCTCTGTTGGGTAGCTCATTTGGGGCATTTTAGAATCTCAAGGATCTAAAGACAAATTTCGTATTTGAAACTATACCACATTTGTCCGGGCCGCGAAACGTATCCGAATGAAGGCAATTAATTTGGGAGGAGTGGGTGGTTGTTGTGTCACCCACGCGATACAAAATACCATTGCCGACCAACCGCGCTACCCGTACGATTGGTTGTTGTCCAACCAATCTTTTGTCATCCGTACCTTCATGAATAATGGCTGTTTTTTTGACTGGGACGACGCCTCCCAGCTGGTCGGAAAAGAATTCCGGGTGAACGAACGCGACGGGTTGAGTGTACACGATGTTTCGCCTGATTATCGGTACGAAGAACAAAAAAGTGGTATCAAATACAAATATACCCGGCGATTTGAGCGGTTGAATGTGGCATTGTTTAGCGACGAACCCATTTTGTTTGTTCGAGTCTCCAATCATACCCCGAATTGTAAAGAATGGGAAGACCGGTTTCTGAGCGTACCCGACGACTTTAAAGAATGGCAGCGATTTATTCGGTATGTCAACGACCATTTTAAAAAACCCATCTATTTTCTCTATTTTACCGAGAACCACGACGATTACGAAAAAGCTAGCCACGCCAATGCCGAAGGGTCCAACATTTGGGTGCGGTGGATCAATAAAGAGAGTGAGGTATCGGCCGATCATCAAATTGAATACGAGTTCCGTGACATCTACCACTCTTTGATTTCTCGTCGTACTGCCACATAATGTGTTTCGTGAAAAAGAGATAAATATATTTTTACCTAACAGTATATTTATCCAGACCTGTGTATCGCATGGATCCGATTATTTACATCAATTTGGACCATCGTACCGATAGAAATGGCGAAATTTGCGAGGAGCTGTCTCACATGAACATGGCAAATTATGAGCGTTTTCCCGCCGTCTACCATCCAACGATTGGGGGGGTGGGTTGCGGCCGATCCCACGTGGGTGTTCTCAAAATGGCCAAACAACGCGGTTACAAGCGCGTTTTGATTTTGGAAGACGATTTCATGTTTTTAGTGTCCAAACCGGAGTGGGAAACCGCGATGGAGAACCTACAGAAAATTCCCCATTTTGATGTCTGTTTGCTCTCTTACCAACTGATCCGGTCTGAACCATCGGAATATCCGGAGTTTTTGCGCATACGAGAAGCGCAGACCACGTCGGGTTACATTGTGTGTGAACATTATTATGATACACTGATTCGGGTGTTTGAGGACGCGGCCAATGCGTTTGAAAACACCAATTATCACTGGCTTTACGCCATTGACGTTGCATGGAAACCTCTCCAACTCCGAGATACTTGGTACGGGTTTTCCCCCCGATTGGGGAAACAGCGACCGAGCTACAGCGACTGTGGTAACACGTTTAGTGACGTGAGTTGGTGAGGTGACACCCGCATATTTTTGTTCGGTGTAACGATAGATAGGGACCTTACACCTCAACCTGGCGGATGTGTCGTATGGGGTGTAATGTCCATGGCCCGCAATATTTCCAACTGCTTGACGGATTTTGCCAAATTGTTATGTTTATCCATACCCGCAAACAAATAATCGGTACCGGGACTTTGTTCGTTTTTCTTGATTTGTTTATAAATAAAATCGATCTTTTCCAGGACAACTTCCAACACCTGTTTATTTTCGTTTGTAATCAACGGTACACTGGTCGGAATGGGTTCTGTCAGTAATTCCACCGCATAATACAAAATATATTTACGTTTTTTACTGGTAGCTGAGGTATAACGAACACAAAATAATTCCACGAGGGCCGTCAAAATATTCTCGATAAAGGGCCCTCGGGATTTTCCGTGAAACTTGATCGTATCCCACAAGATCCAAATAATATCGCACTGATATTTCTTTTCAACGGGGTAGGTGCGACGCGCACATTTCGTGGGTTCTTTGCGCGATTTACAAATGTAGTCAAAATCAATCATCCATTCAATCCAAAAACAGGCGTCCAACATGTTGTGATTTTCGGGGGAAATTTGGTAGGAAAATTCGTTCATAATGATGAAGAGTTCTTTGGGGTCTTCGGGGGCCAAGATTCCTTCCGCGTACTTGACATGTGGTGCCTTCAAACGGTCCGTCATCTTGGTGATATCAAATTCCTCGATGCGGTCAATTTTGATGGTCTCGAAACTGTGTTTCTTCGGCGAAGTGGCCAACACCACCATCATTTCCGCAAAAAGTTTACGGATGGTCCCGTTGTTTCTCAAGTCAATCTCGGTGACAAAAAACCCCTGTTGAACAATATTACGAAATATCTTGTAGCGTTTTTCTACGTACACTACCATTTTGGGGTTGGCCGCATGAATGTGTTTGCCTAAATAGTACAAAATACATTCCCATATGTCAATGTAGTGTCCGGCACAGAGTAGTTCTGTACACCAATAACACGCGGGTTCTATTTTTCCCTTTGTTAAACTGTCAATCAACTGATTTTTGACGTCCGTTTTTTTATAGCCCGAAAAAGAAAAGGATTTGAAATCAGATGTATTACGAACATCATTGATGAAGGTATTCTCGGATACGGATACATCGGTCATGACGTTTCTAGATAATATACTATTTATTATAGTAAATAATATATATACGCGTCGCGAAGATGGACGGTGAAATCTTTTTTCCGTTTAACACCTGTGAAAAACCTAACAAGGAAGGAATTGCTCAACCTTATTCGGTGATGTGTAACATTATCAGTTGTCTGATCGTATTGTTCTTTTTACTTCAAACTCGTCATCTCTACACATTTCTGTTTTTATTGTCTATATTGTGTTTTCAGTTGTTTCACGCCTTTTCACATGCGGTTCATATTGAGGGACCGTTTCAAACCAATGTTATTCATGGTCTCGCATATATTATCAATATTACATTGGGCTATATGCTGTATTCGTATACTCATTTGGTCCCCCATATTTATTTCATCATCTATTTGTTTTTATTGGTGTGTTTCGATCTCTATACTTTTATGCGTTTGTGGATAATACCGTCATTCATTTCTCAGGTGATTATGTTGGTTTCGTTGTTCCTATATTATTTTACGGCACTCTCCGTGTCCTTACAGAAGGACATTTACTGGATGGTTTTTTTTGCTACTTTGATAACCATGTTCATCATAAACGAAAAATATAATTACGAAAAAATGTTGGCATTTAACCCCGATTTTCCCTACCACATTTTTATCGAAATCACGGGAATCGTTTTCTTCTATGTTATTTCGAGCAGCGTCTATAAATTATAAGATTTGGGTAGATGGGATTGGGTGGAGTAAGGATGTTTGCTTTACATTCTACAAAGGGCGTTGATCACTTTGACCAGTCTCTTAGGGTCATCAAGATTTACCGAATCAGGTCCGGATCCCGTACGGGCCCCCAATCCTTCCAGATAAGCCACCGTTTCGGTGTGATTGTTTTTACGGGCCATGTCGAGAATGGTTTGGTCGAAGAGGTTTGCGCAGTGGATGTTTACCGAGAAATGTTCTACAAAATATTTGACAATCTCTAGGTGCCCATTGAAAGCGGCATAATAGAGGGGAGTCAGTCCAAAATTATCGGGAACATCCACAGGTAGACCCATTTTCACCAGATGCTTCACTACCGCCAACCTCCCCGCGATCACCGCAACATGAAGAAGTGAACTTCCGTGTATACACTCGGTAAACAGGTTTTCCGGACGAATGATTTCTACGACCTCGGAAAAATCACAGCTTTTTATGGCATTTGACAGTATGATATGAAACGAAATACGTTTTCGGCAGATGGGACAAGGTACCGTCTGCCACTCGGTGCCGTAAGCAGCCAGATATGTGTCCATGGATTTTATAACGCATGTCGCATGAAATTGATGTTTACATTGTTGAAGGGCAAAGGGCGTGCTCATTGTATCGATACATATCGGGCAATCGCTTTCCATTACCTCCATATTTTTATTGTCTATAGACCAAGGGTTGAAATATTCAATTTTGCACCTTTGAACGACGGGCAAATAATTATAAACAAAACCCAGTTAAAAAGATGCCACATATAATACCGTAAGATGTGGTTCCTCTTCTGGTGTTTTATGGTATTTCCCGTCTTGAATGTGATGGCGCTCAAGTATCCGCCGAATGTACTCCCCCACGTGCGTCTGAATCGCTGTATCATGATGCCGGACATACCCTGCCGTACGCGTCATTTACTGGAAGCAATTTTATACAAACGTTACGAAAGTTGGGCCATCAAAATTGGGTCGAATTTCAAGAAGAAACATTATTACAAGTGCAAGCATATTCCGTACCACGAAATGTCGATTTATTCGCGGATGGGTTTACTGAACGCGATTCGTCGTTATCAACCAACGAAGGAAACTTCCATGTTTCACCTCTACGCCATCCACCACATTCGGGGTCAATTGTACAAAGGAATGACGGATCTGTCTCCCATTACCAACGTATCCAGAAAAACGTTACGTCGCGCGGGCGCCGTTTACGCACGGGCGGAACATCATTACGACATGTTGTCGAACCGACCTGCAGTGGTGTCATCCCTTTCTGCGAACAGTCTCTGGGAGTACATTGAAGAAACGGCCGACCCGTTTACCCGCAGGTGTATTACATACAAGTTTGATTACGACTTCAATACGATACGTAGTAATCAAGAAGTAGCCTATTTAATGGAATGTAGCGAAGAAACGGTACGAAAAAATATTTTGAATTATTTTGTTCGCCATCATTTGGGGATTGTTTTGGTCAAATCCACCCGTCCCAAGTAATATGATACATAAGATACATAAGAAACCCATATCGCGTATTTTTACTCCGTAATAATACGCGGAACCACATTGATCGTCTGTAGTTCCTGAAACAGCAGTTTGTTCGCATACGGCATTTCTACGAGCGCAAAGTCGGTACGGTTACCACACGTCTTACACAAATGAATGGAGAAATCGTTGTTCACGTAACTTATGTTCTTGTCTGCGTCGTTAAATACGGCCAACATACCGCACTTTTTACATACATGAACGTTGTATTTGTCCGAAACGTCAAAGAGACGCTCACGGGTGAACTTGGTCATTCCGTGAGAGCACAAAACATCGCGCTCCATCTCTCCAATACGGAACCCCCCGTCACGAGACCTCCCCTCGGCCGGCTGATGGGTCAAGTTCACCATCGGACCAATCGCCCGGCTGTGTTGCTTATCATTGACCATGTGCTTGAGACGCTGATAAAACACCGGGCCAAAGAAGATACTGGTCTCCATTTGCTCGCCGGTCATCCCGTTGTACATGATTTCGTTTCCGCAGCTTTCGTAACCCAATTTTTGGAGTTCTTCGGTGATCGTTTTCACCGAAAGATTACCAAAACTGGTGCCGTCGCCAAACAGACCGAGTTCCAGCAGCACCTTGCCCAACAGCGTCTCCTTGAGTTGCCCAATGGTCATGCGGGACGGAATTGCGTGCGGGTTTAGAATAATATCGGGCCGCATACCGTCTTTGGTAAACGGCATGTCGTTCTCCGGAATAATATTACCAACCGTCCCCTTCTGTGCCGACCTCGACGCAAATTTGTCACCAATGACCGGTTTGCGAAACGTGCGGACCCGGACCTTGGCAAAATTGTATCCGTCGCCGTTGCGCCCCGTATAATTCTTGTCAATGTAGGTTTCTTCGGTGGTACGGAAACTCTTACTCTGATCCTCATACTTGATAATCTTGGTAGGATCGTTGCGGTTTTCCTTGATGGGAATAATTTTCGCAATAATGATGTCGCGGTTCTCCACCAACTCGTTCTCTTCGATGAAGCCCTGGGAATTCAACTTGTTATAATTACCAAACTTGATACATTTGGTTTTGTGGGGGTCCGGCTTACAACGAATAATCTCGTCCCGGATGATGTTTTTGTCTTCGTCCTTTTCAGTGTGATAGATGGTGGCCGAAAACATTCCCCGGTCAATAGATCCCTTGTTGATCAAGATGGAATCTTCCTGATTGTAACCGGTAAAGGACGCAATCGCCACGTGTACCTGACACCCCGACGGAATACGGTTGAGGTGGATAAAATTCATCAACCGCGTGTCAACCAGAGGACGCGACGGGTAATTTAGAATGTAGGCAGATTTGTCCATGCGGTTGTCAAAATTCGTGGCATACACTCCAATGGCCTGTTTCACCATCGCACAGTTTGACGAGAGAAATCCGTGTTCTCCCGCAATAAAACTGTGATTATTCGATTCAACCGTAATATCCGCCACCAAACCGTCGGGCTTCAACACAAACTTGCTCAAGGATTCAAACAGGTAGGATTTGGTCGAGGCATTGTATCTACCAATTTTGACCATACTTTGTCGCATACACTTCCAGTCTAGCCAGCCCTCTTCAGTCAAATCGTGATCCTGGGTAGACGCATACGCGGAAAACTCGACGTTGTAAAACCGCATCATTTCTTCGACCGTTTTCCACCCCTGGTTCGTCATGAACTTGTGGTCCAGGGTAGCCACAATACTTTTCCCGCTCACGGTCACGAGTTCATACACCGGAAACTCGTTGGGACGGACAAATTGACGGATAACCCGGGTTTCGCTCAACATGAATGTCTGGGGGTGGAACGTCAACACTTGGTCACCGACCGCAACCTCTTTCAACGGTTTCTTCGAACCGTCCGCCATCCAAACCAATTCCTCCGGATCCAGACACTGATATGTGTTTCTCGGCGCCTGATTGTGGTCGGGATACGGTGCGCAAGATGCCAATACACCAAAAATCGTACTCGAGTGGATCTCACAATGGGTATACAGTATTTTGGTGTCAATATCCTGTATGTAGGATTTTTTCGATTTCATGGCAATCATCGCGTAGTTTTGTTCTTCGGGATCAATGTATTCGATCACCGAATCGTCGAGCTTACACGCAATCAAAAGGTCGTTCCAGGAGATCTCCCCCTTTTCCAAACGAGCAATAATATCTCGGGTGATGACTGCTTTACCGTCTTTGACTTTTAGCAAGGGGCGCGTGAGCCGCCCTCCGTCACTACAGATACGAATCTCGGCCATTTTGTAGTCAAACACAATCGAGGTATAGATGTTGATGATACCGCGGTATTTTTTATCTTTCATCATCGCGTACAATTCCAGCGGAGAGGTCGAAACACCTACCCACGCCCCGTTGATAAAGACTTTGACCTGTTCATACAGCTGTTTGGGGGAGGCATCTTCCACTTTAATAATATGTGGTTCGACGTATTCGTACAGAGAGGCACTGTTGGTGGGAATCGTGATGTGTGCCATGTAACTGATGTTTTTCACCACCCCAATTGACTGGCCTTCTGGTGTCTCCACCGCGCAGTTACTCAAAACAAAACCTTGCGAGACAAACGAGTGATTTTCACTGTAAGTAGTGAAATCATACACAAATTCTGGTTCTATTTCCATGATTGACAGGATAGGGACGCCAATACAGCCATTGTTACACACGTTTTCTCGAATAATTTCTTCGTACTTGATAGAACTTGTGTATCTTGGATCAGGGCAAACGCCTTTTTTGTTTTTAGAAATAATTTTTCTGATTTGGTTTTCAGTGAGACCGGTTGAATCAATCAAGTCCTTCACGGGTATATTTTTGTAATTTTCTATGATGTAATTGTATTGTTTGTCACGCATTCTCTGGTTGAACGCACGTATTTTTACATGTTCAATTGCGGCAGCAGAAGCTCTGCGTTTGTCTTCACAATAGGTGTAGTTGATAATATCTGCGTATCGTTCTAAATTGCCCGCACTATTATCAAAAGCGATAGATACAACACATTTGGGTTCGTCGTTGATTTTTGATGTTGTTACCTGGCAATTGATATCAAATTCCTTAAACATGTTCGCTATTTGTTCCATGTATTTTATAGTTTCTGACAAATATTCTTCGTAGGTGGTTTGTCTCGTATATCCCATGTGAATTTTCCAAGTATTTCCGGTTTTATTTTTTTGATAAGAAAGACGACAGCCATCGCTCCCTTGAAATGCGGATAAAAACTCTCGTTTGATAGACAATTCTGCGTTTATTAACCAATCCGGTAAACACCGGCCCATATTTGTTTTTCTACCGCAGAACCCACCAAGCAGATACAACAAATATGAAAATGCGCCATTTTTTCCCACTTTCCACGTTTTGGTAAGGGTGATTCTACCATTTGTCTTATTTTGATGTTTATTCGTTTCTCTGGTGATACTCACGCGCCCAAATCCCAGGGTTTTAACGTCGTCTACTAATTGGAAGACGTCGTATTCTTCGCCAAGATGAAAACAACAATTATAATATTTATATTCTTGGTTAGTGTCTTTTGACATACCAAGGTTGCCGTCCGTATGTAATGCTCCGATCAATCGTGCAATGATTTTGAGTTTATAGAGTTGGATGGGCGTATTTAATAAACCGAGTTCTAACAATTCAATGCGGTATGCTTCCGGTACATCTGTTTCTTTGATAACGACATGTGTGGTATTTGTATCGGGAATCATCTTCACCATATGACGAATAACCATTTTATCGCCCATACGCAAGTCACTCAGTTTTACCATTTCATATTTATTTTCTCCACTATGTATTAAAAATGGATGGTCATCGGTGGCTTTAATTTTACGTCCACTTATGGTCGTAATTTCGAATAACTTGTCGGGCATTTTGCGGAAATAGTTGTACATAGGAGATGGTTCGTCTAACAAGGTGGATTGGTTTACAGTATTTACCCAGTCACCGTCGCGTATATCTTTTATTTTTTTCATGTCAATGCGATTTGACATCAATACCTCCGTATCACCAGTTAAGCAGCAAAAACCGAAACTGGTGTTGTGAAGCTTACGCGGCGCAATGAGCTCCCCACTTTTTTCAAGAGGCGTGTTGATTCGTCGCAAATGACTGAGACTCGACATGTACGTGAGACGATTCAGCACTTGCGCGACGCCCACCTTGGAACTGTTGGCTTGTTTGATACTAAAGTCCCCGGTGGAAAGCGCACGCGTGATACCATTTTCAATCGTGGTCGATTTAATAATCTTGTAGATGTTGGTCATATTGATGATATTTTTATAATCCTCCGTAGACCGCCACGACCCGTTGTTGATCTCGCGCACGACCTGTTTTTGCATCTCTTTCACCAATTTATTGAAATAGTTGCGAAACAGGTTATTCAACAAGGTTCCCGTCAAATCGATGCGTTTATTCAGATACGAATCGCGGTCGTCCGGAGCACGCCAGCCAAACGAGGTCTGAATGAGTTTGTTGGCCATGTATCCGAGTAAATACAACTTTTGCGTAAGCGTTTTACAGTGGGGAAACAGGTCATTATTGAGTACTTCCACGGCAAATTCCCGCTTTTTACGGCTACCGGTTTCCTTGTCCATGTTCATGGGTGTGTAGGCAACCGATGCGGTAATATGACGAAGCGCATCTTCTTGTGTCACGTATTTACCGGCATCAATGATCGACGACTGAAGAAATTGGAGCACCTGTTCGTATTTCTGGGATTCAATGTCCAACACAATATATTCACAGGCCTTTTTGTCGCTGGTCACCCCCAACGCGCGAAACAAGACAAATAGTTCAATCGGCTGTTTGATACGCGGAACCGTTACAAACATCGGGTTACCGAAACCGTTATTTTTACTGGCAATCATCATTTCGATCTGTTTGGGAGAGATACATTTGAAATCGGGGACGGATTTGATTTCGGCAAACCAGTTCCATTTGGTGGTGTTTTTACCGTCGAAACAGTACACACGGTTCTCGGCCGCGCGTTCTTGACCCAGAACCGTCTTTTCCGATCCCTTGATGATGAAATACCCTCCGCAGTCCATCGGACATTCTCCCGTAAAATTGTGCGAAATATGGCGGTGTTGCGTCAACATGCAAATCGAGGATTTCAACATGATCGGCATTTTACCAATATTGATCTTGGGCAACGTGGTTTGAATAATTTTCGGGGCGTCCATCTTCTCCGTGTTTCGCACCACATACTGAATGTTAATGTCGACGTACATGGCCGAAGCGTAAGTGAAATTACGCAATTTGGCTTCTTGGGGCAACATCATTTTGGTGGCGCCGTTGTTTTCGTGGATTTGCGGCGGAAACAGCTTGAAATTCTCGAAATTTACAAACATTTCCAACAGGTATTTGTTGTGTTCCGGGATAAAATCGTTTTCGGAACGGATCGATACCGGATTGAACATTTGGATGGTTCTCGAAATCTGGAAATTGATGAAATGGTTGTACGATTCAATTTGGTGACGTACCAAACGCTCCAAATGTTGTCCACGAAAATAGGATTCAATGATCGTAAATGGTTCTTCAATGTACTCGCCCAGATGACCCAACACGCCCTTCTTTTCTTGTTCCAGGGCAGGTTCCGACATTTTTTCTTCTTCTTCCGCCTCAATCATCTTTTGGACCGTGGTTTCCACGTCTGTTTTATGATGAACCTCGGTATCGGGGTTTTTTTTAGTTTTTCGGGGTTTTTTGAAGGTAATCTTGTTTCCCGATGGTTCATATTTGTTCAAACCCGGGTATGTGTTTCCGGCGGATTCATCCGTCCGAAAACTCCTCGAATCACGGGCAACACCGCTTTCGAGTTGGATACTCATAATGTTAATATTGATATGTAGATGAGTTTTTATATGGATTTGCTTTATTGATTTCAATTTTTTCGCGTCGCTGGAAAACTATACGCACAACGGAAAATAGAATGATAAAAACGGCATAAAACCTTTACAACATATTTACGTACCCCCTCATCGCGCCCGCGTGAAAGATTGGTTGATGAAAAACCCTACCCGCAAACATCGCAATGATCCGCCGCGGTCGGAAGAGAACCTGGCGGATCCGAACTACGAAAAATCGCAAAATTCGGTGGCTACAGACAATTATGTAAATGTTCTCCAATACTACCGTGGAAAGAACACGATCGATTATTTTGATATCACGCATGTTTTACATGCGTCGCAAGCCCATTTTTATATTAATAATTATCAACACCTGTACCCGCATTACGGATACCCACCGACAATGGGACCTTATATGTATCCTCCACCTCCAGTACAACTGCCGCGCACCCCCCTCTTTGTTGCCAACACTCTTCCGAAAAAATGTGTGATCGACTGTTCCATTCAAACCATCGCGGATTTGGTGGCGATTCTCGACAAATATCCTTACGACCCCCACACGGAATACAACATTGATCTTAAAAACCTTCATAAAATTCGGGAAGAATTGGGTCAACTGAACCAAATGGTCGGGCTAAGCTCTCTGAAAACGTCGATTTTGAACCAACTCATTTATTTTATCCAAGAGCCGATTTTATGCGATAAAAACCGGGGATACAAACACACGATTTTGTGTGGACCTCCGGGAACCGGCAAAACGGAAATCGCGAAAATAATTGGACGCATGTACGCGAAATTGGGGGTACTGGGCGGGGGAGATCAACGTACCCGCACGGAAGATACTGCGGGTTCTCATTATGGGCCGCGAACGTCTCGCGAGGGGGATGCCGCGGCTTCCGCCCCTAAATCGTTCATTTTCCGAAAAGTCACGCGCAATGATTTGGTGGCCGGTTATTTGGGTCAAACTGCCATAAAAACCCGCGACGTGGTCGATAGCTGCTTGGGCGGCTGTCTTTTTATTGATGAAGCATATTCCCTGGGTAATTCCTGTAGTAACGACGGATTTTCACGTGAATGCGTTGACACCCTGTGTGAAGCGTTGAGTGACCATAAAGACAACTTGATGGTCATCATTGCGGGCTACGAAACCCAACTGAAAGAACAGTTTTTTACGATGAATCCGGGGTTAGAATCCCGGTTTATCTGGAAATTTACGATTGATCATTATACCTCGGCGGAAATATGTGAAATCCTGGGAAAAAAGGTGCGCGACGACGGCTGGACCCTGGACATTGACGATAAAACCATCCTCGGTTGGTTTGAAAAACACAAGACGGATTTCAAACACTACGGTCGCGATGTTGAACAATTATTATTACACAGTAAAATTGTCCATGCCCGGCGCATATACGGTAAGCCCCGCGAACTGTCCAAGAAAATTACGATGGAAGACCTGGAAAATGGACGCAAAGTGTTGATCGAAAATCAGGCGCGCCCCGCGGCTTCCGAAAGTTTGTACGGGCTCTATGTATGATTCTGTATACGTTCAATGATATGGGTAGAACTCAGACCTTGTATGTAATCGAATATTACCACGTGCTCCGCATACTCGTGTCCCGGAATGGCATCGGGGAGATAATCTCCCCCTTTGACCAATACTGCGGGGGACAACCGACGGATGAGGTCGGCGGGCGTGGATTCGTTAAATGTGACAATGTGATCCACCATACCCAGTTGTCGCAATACCTCGCACCGCTCGTTCAGACCGTTGATGGGACGATTCTCTCCTTTCAAACTGGCCACCGACGCATCGCTGTTGATTCCAACGACCAGAACATCCCCCTGTTTTTTGGCGAAATGGAGCAATTTTATGTGGGCAGAATGAAGTATGTCGAAACATCCGTTGGTAAATACGACCCGTTTACGACGCCACCTGTGCGCAATTTCTTCGATTTTTTCCGGGTCTTCACTGCCGTTAATCACCGGGGTCTCGTCTAACCAAGGTGCGATGTCTTCGGGGGTCAGAAGATAATTACCAATGACGGTGACACTCTTGCGCGCAATGGTGTCCGCGATACAACAGGCCCGTTTCATATCGCGCGAATACAAATAAAAGTAGGTGAGGACGCTGATGACAATGTCTCCGGCACCCGTGACATCCGTAACTTCTGTTGTGACAATTTCATTAGATATGGTTTCATTTTGATACAAAATGCCCCGGTCACTCATCGTAATGACGACATGCTCGCACGACAACCGGTTAACGATATCACTTTCCATGCGTTCCGGGTCCGCATGGTTCACCATGAGCGAAGCCTCGGCGAAATTGGGCTTGAAACAGAAACAGCCCGTGTATTTGTCCATTTCTTCGGGACGAGGATCCACAAACGTATAAATGTTGTTTTCGCGGCAGTAGGTGAAAACATCTTTACATAAACCGGGGGTCATGATCCCCCGGGTGTAATCTGAAATGATCACGGCGTCCAAGTTTTCCTGCGATCGAATGAATTCCTGTATCTGGGTTTCAATCGCCGGGGAAATATCCACGTCCGATTCAACGTCGTGGCGATGTACAATTTTTTTTTGGTGAAAAACCCGGGTTTTGGTCGTCGTGTTGCGGTTCTCCGCTACCCACAACTTGTGTTGGATTTTGCGATCTTTCAACAGATTCACCAGGGCATGAGCATTCGCATCTTGCCCCACCACCGATAAAAGTATCACTTCACACCCAATATTGGCGAGATGATTGGCGACATTGGCGGCGCCACCCAAAATATACTCGATATTTTCGGTTTTGTATACGTTGATGGGGGATTCTGCGGCGGTTCGAGTGGTATCACACGTGTAATTCACATCTACAATTGCGCCACCCAACACTAAGATTTTCATAATCGAACAGGGGGGTTTGAAGGTAAGTTGTATGGTGATTCAACATGCGAATTCTTTATATTTTTTTCGGATATGTGGTATGTAGAACATTTCGGCGTTTTTTTGTGGTTTTTTTGTGGTTATATTATAGTTTAGTGTATTTGCGGGTATCTGGCTCACCACCACCCGGTTCTCATGGTTTTACGTGAAAAAATATGGATCGTTGTACTCGCCCTCATATTGATGGGGGTCCTGGGATTTTTTCTGTTTCGACCCGCTTATTCTCGCTCTGTTGGGTTCACTCCGGACGGGCCCTACTACATTCAGGAAGTACGACATTTTCTCACCAAACAAGAGTGTCAAAAAATACGGGAACTTTCGCAGTCCCGTCTCACAAAAAGCCGAGTCTATACTTCCCAAAATGACATAGAAGATAACAGTGTACGCATCAGTGAGCAATGTTGGCTAAAAGATTTAGATGATCCCCTTTTGGCAGATATATCCCGTCGGGTGGCGACGCTCACCGGTACAGACATCCAAAGCCAGGAAGAGCTGCAGGTGGTTAAATACGGAGAGGGGGGGTTCTATAAACCTCACTACGACGCATGTAACAAGGCCACCGACGACTGTTCACGACTCAACAAAGGTTTAGGCCCTCGCCACATCACTGTCATCATGTATTTGAACGACGATTTTCAGGGAGGAGAAACCTATTTCCCCAACATTGATACTGCAGTGAAACCCGAAGAGGGGAAATTGGCGATTTTTTACAACGTCGACAACGATGGAGAAATTTTACCCAAATCGCTTCACGGGGGCTTAAGTGTGACGGGTGGTGACAAGTGGATTGCCAACAAATGGATCCGTCTCACCGCACTCGCCCACAAATATCCCTAGGTTGTCCTTTTTCTCTGTCTTCTGTGCTGTTTGGTAAAAAAACCCAAAAAAAATGATGGAATAATTTATTACTGAAAATAAATTATTTTAAAGCGTGATGGCAGATATTCCCGAAAAGAGGGTTATTAAAATCAACGAAGACTTGTTTAAATATACGTCAAATACTACCCGAAAAAAGCGCGAACCGAAAACACCCGCTCCCAAAATCAAAGTGCGCGATCCCCACCCTAAAAACCAGAGTAAAACCCTCAAACGGAATTTGTTGAAGTATATCCGCCGCTTTCAAGACGAAATACATAAGGAATCCCGCGCACCCCCTTCCGGACCGGCCACGCAGAGTGTGTCTGACGCGGTCGGCACCGCACCCTCTGACAACTTTAAAGATTCCGTGGACTATTTGTTAAAATTAACCAAAGATTTGGAGAACCGCGAACGTGCCAATACCACCGTGGTACCCAAAAACCATACATTGAAACACCGCGCGGATCTTCATATTCACGAAGTACTTAACAATGTCAACCCGTCTGTACCGGTACAACGTCCTGCAGCGACGGTTCTTACCAACCCGATGGTTTCCTTAGATATGCCGACAGGATTGGGAGAACCCGTCGCCGTGTTTCAACGTGAACCGGAATACGGCTGTTTAAAAAATGGTCGCAAACCGACCTACCGTATCTGGAAAAATCACACCCAACGTGCGTATTCTGTGCCCCCGGCGGCGGCCGCGACAACGGCCCGCCCGACCCTACCCGCGGATCCCGTGGCGCAACGCATCCAGCAAATACAACAGCGGGCCAAAATTACCCGTATCAATCAAATTGCGTCATCACCCGCTGGAGGTAGCATCCCGGCTGTCGCATCCGTACCGCCCGTTCAAGCCAAACCAGAATCGCAAAAACTGGCCGATATCATCAAACGCGAACAAATGAAACAGATGAAACAAATGAAACCGACGGGTGCTAAAATAAAACACCCCAAACAGTGCCGCAAAACGATGCGGAGAACTTACCGGGTCGGTCGTTCCAAAGTGGCCCCCAAAATATCGGTATTGGTCAGCAACAAAACCATCCGTAAAAATGTCACGACCCAGGCCCAACTGTTGAAACAGACGCCCATCAAGGACGTGAAACAGTATCTGATTCGGGCGGGACTTATTCGGGTGGGATCCATCGCCCCCAACGACGTGTTACGGCGCATGTACGAAACCGCCAAGATGATGTGCGGGGAAATACGGAATCACAACCCGGACAACCTGTTGTATAATTTTTTGAATGGTGAAGGAGAACCTTGATACAACACGACGAATAGTTTACAAAATATACACAATATTACATAAAAATAACGGAGTAATATGAATATTCGCGTTATGGACCCAACTGTTATTATTCCACCGCATATATCCAGACACGCATTTTGTAGTGCTCAGTTTTTTTTGTTTGACAGTTTATTGGCATTTGTTCTCGAATATAAAAAATTAGGGTGTATACTGAGTTTATTGTATGTTTCCACTATGCTTCATTGGAACTGTGTTCGTCGTATGAGTTTCATCAAAATCGCGGATATTGTCTTGGCAACATCCGCGGTATCTCATGTGACTTTTTTCGATAGTGCCAGGTTCTCACCCTATTATCGAACGCTTTGGAACGTCTCCATGGCGTCGAGCATAGTAATGTTTATGGTGAACGAGATCTTGTTCTATTTTCAAGTTCAAAACGACGGAAACCTTGGACAACGTACCCAGAGTGACACACGATTCCATTATTTTTCGTTGGACTATACGCCCCCGAATTCCAAAGCTCGTGAGATGGCCTATTATCGGAATGTCTACACCCATATGGTGTTTTTACATGTGTTACCCACCTCTATTTGTGCGATATGTGCGTGTAGAAGTTTACTTATTTTTTCGTTAGGGGTGTGAATTATACATCCGTGTATTATGTACCGTCATCAAATGTTGTGTTATGTTATAGACGGACATGGTGACTACACGTGTATGGGGAGGCGATATTCACCGTAAAGATATCTTCAACCGCATTAAAAGTATCGGGTACGAATTAGAAACGACCCGACTAGCCAAGTTCACACTTTTACCCGCGAATGGTGAAACCCCAGCCACACTCATGCACACGGATCTTAATGCCAATGATTTAGCGATGATAAGCAGTCTCGACGAGGACGATATCCTCACGAAAGAGCTTATGACGTTGCCGGCGATGGCGGGAGAAGACTTTTCCTTTGTAGTGACCAATGATATGGCCATAACGAATTTCACCCGATATTTACAACATATTTGTGGGTTGCCTCTCGAGGCCGCGGTCGCCGTTGAAAATGCCCAACTCGACGACGTTGATGATGAGGAAGAGAAAGAGGCGCGTATTGCTATGGCGACAAAAGACTTCAAAAATTCGCTCTATACTTTTCACCCCAACGCCGGTGGCGTTTACCCCATTGAGTTTATCTACAAGGAGCCGCGTGACTGCGGACTCTTCTCTGACGTGGAGTGGGTGGGGACGTTTTTGACCCCCGCAAAGAGCAAAAACATTATTCTGGACACGTTCTTCCAGCTCCTTCGCCGACTTTTCCGGCACTTGGACGAATTGGAACCGATTCCCGGAACACTCAAAGTCAATTTTTCCGCTTCTGATAAAGAAGTGGTACCGCGCCCTAAGAATCGCTTGTTGTTCCGTTCACCGGGTACTTCATTGCACTATTTACAAACACACTATCGCGAAGGCGAAATGAACGACAGTAACGATATTCTTCTGAAACCACAAATGACGTTTTCTTGTCCAGTGGTGTATTTGATCGATATCCTGGTTGAAATGGTTCGGCCCGCATCCGAGGGTACCCACGTATCGGATATCTTGAAATATCTTGTTACCTTTGTTGGGGTAATGAAGTCGGCGGTTCAAGAATTGTGTACGGCGGAAACACTACCAGGATTGCCCGATTTTAAGCCGATGAAAGGCAAAACCTTGGCCGCTTTCCAAGGGTATCTGTGGCTGTTTTTATTCAAAATCTTCAAATATTATGGTTACGCCGGCAAAGGCGAGAACCAGGCCGCCTACTTTAAAAATACACTTTTCTTCAATTCGCGCCACGGTAATGCCCAATTGTACCATGCCATGAAGGCATTGTTAGCCAAGCACATGGGCAGAGCCGAGGACGATTTACAGACCATAGAGACCTTACAGAAAATCATTCTGAACCCCTCTGTACTGAATAGAATATTGTCGGAAATCCCGCAACCAAAACAACGTAACGGCATGTTTCTGTTTACTGACGAGAAATACGATTTGAATAAGGATCATCCACATTATGGGGATCCAAGTTTTTCGTTGAAATCTTACTTGCAGTTTTTTGAGGATCCTTCAGATCCGGAGGACGCTAGTGACTCCGATATCACCTATACTGATGACATCAAGTTTAAGATGAGCGATTGGCTTTATTACAGTAGAAACGACGTATTTTCTACCCAGATGGAAATAGTAGACGGCCTGGTCTTGGTAGAGGTCCGCTGTTTCCTGGAATTAATCGTGGACGCATTTTCCGGAGTGTTGTTTCCGGGGGGGAACACGGACAAGGTCCCGTCCCTAACAATTGGCCAGTTGAAACAATGTGCCGCGGATTATAAATCTAAAACTAAATCCAAATCCAGATCCAAACCCGTATCTGCAGCCATCAAGGGAGGGAGACCCCGCCGCCGAACCCGGAAAATGCCAAAGCCACCAAAAAATTGATTTTTTGAATGGATCCCTTTTCGGGGTATTATTTTTTAAATCCTATAGCATTTTGTGTATGAATTTTTATTCCGATGATATTATCCGTGATATTGTGGATAATGCCCCATTGGAAACCATGATCGACCAATTAAGGGCTTTTGTCGCCGAGTACGAGTACCTAGTGGTCAAATATTGTTATGGAATCATCCTCGACAAGTATCTCACAAATTTACTGAACGATTCCCGCAAAATTGTAGTGGCATTTCATTGTTTGGACCGCGTGTTTGACATGGGCAATTGCCCGTCGCTTCTGATTTACCGCAAATGCCGGGTATTGGACGAAAATCGGTATTATGTGCTTTTGACGTGTACAAAACGCCAGTTCCGAGGTAACGGATATGCTAAGGCGCTCCTGGACGGTTTGGTCACCCGCATCCGTCAGGAACTGGATACAGACCCCACACCGACAAAAATCGTATTGTCTTCGGTGGAAGACGCCGTGTTGTTTTACGAAGCGTACGGGTTTCGCTGGACCCGGGAATCCATCGGTACCCATCCGGTACTGATGGAGTATGAAGCCTACGACGAAGCCAAGGAATATTTTGTCATGGAATATGTTGTACGACCCGTCGCAGAGAACCTTACATAGCGCCGTATATTACCATAATAATTTGTCGGCGTAATACCCATCGGATCCCGGCACCTTACGGTCGCGGTTATGACGGATTTTGTAGAGACGTCGGCGTGTATCCGCATATTTTTTTCCGTATTTTTTCCAGAAGGTGGGGTAATCGTTGTACCCCGTGGCTCCGCAGGTGGCGATTTTTACGCCGTTTTTGAACACGTCCAATTTTTTGGCGGGATTGGTGGACCGTTTCACCGTGACGCGCAATTTTTTCGCCTGACGACGCGTGTAATTTGTGATGGTATACATGTATACAATAACAAAATATTTTTCCATAATAACATAAAAATGTTCTCATATTTATTGGTAGAAGTCAATAAATATGTCGTTCTCCAATACCTTGGTGTATGACTACCTGGAACTTACTAAAAAACATCAAAAAGAGTATGGCCAAAATACGGTAGTTTTGTTTCAAGTTGGCGCCTTTTTTGAAATCTACGGGCTAAAAGACAGTAAAACGGGGGAAATCAAAGGCAGTCAAATTCAGGAGGTGTGCCAAATATGCCAACTCAATATTTCTGAGAAGAAAATTTACATTGAAAAGGATGGTGTTCTCATGGGCGGGGTGCGCGACTACTCTCTCGAAAAGTACCTACCGAAGATCACGGAAGGCGGTTACACGGCGGTGGTCTATTCCCAGGAAAAAACCGCGGACAACAAATTTGTGCGGAAGTTGGAAGCCGTGTATTCTCCGGGCACCTACATGTCCTACGACGCAGACATGTCCACCCAGATTACCAACAACATCATGTGTATTTGGTTCGAAGTGACCGCGACGTCCCCCAAACGTCTCGTTTACGGAGTGTCTACCGTCAATATTTTTACGGGCGAATCGTTCCTGTTTGAACACGAAGGGGCGTTTCAGATGAACCCCACCACATTTGACGAGTTGGAGCGATTTGTTTCCGTCTACCATCCGAGCGAGGTTCTCCTCCTTTCTCCCTTTTCCGGCAAAGAATTGGAAAAAATTCAACAGTATTGCGGTATTCATACACCGATGATTCACGCGTGGAACACGGAAGATCCCACGAACGAAAAGGTTCAAAAATGCGAAAAACAGGTCTATTTGCGCCACATTCTGTCGACCTTTTTTGGGGAAGATACTTACGATATTTGTCGCGAGTTCTCCGAATACGCGGTAGCCACCCAATCCCTGTGTTTTTTACTGAACTTTATTCAGGAACACAATCCCAATTTGGTCCGGAAGATTGCGCTGCCCCAGTTCAATAACGCATCACAACGCATGGTTCTCGCCAATCACACGCTTTTACAGCTGAATATCATCGACGACTATGTGGTGGGGAACGGTAAACCCCGGGGGTCCTTGTCGTCGTTGCTTTCTTTTTTAAACAAGGCGGTAACGGCCATGGGCAAACGCGCATTTCAACACCAATTGACCAATCCCACTTTCAATGCGGACTGGCTTCAAACCGAATATAACATGATTTCTATGATGTTATCCAGTACCCCCTCCGAGTTTTTAGCCTCTACCCGTAAATCTTTGGTGGGGATCCGAGACATGGAAAAGAACTTGCGGCAACTCGTTCTCGGAAAACTCTACCCCAGTTCGTTGTATCACTGGTATCAGTCCATCCAAATTATTCATGAAATACACGCGCGAAATGTGAGGATGCCGGTTCTCGAAGACTATTTGGTCGATTTCCGGATATCTTCGGGACCGATGCTTTCTGCAGAGGGGGTGACTGACACAAACTATGTGGGATCTCTGTGTAAAAACATCTTGTCTTTTTTAGACAAGCATGTGGTGATTGACGCGTGTAAAACAACGTCTACTCTCCAAACATTTGATGAGAATATCATTCGTCCCGGAGTGTCCGAGGTTCTCGACGAAAAGATCCACACGCGTGAACAAAGCCGCAAACTGTTTCAGGAGATTCGCACCTATCTCACCGATCTGTTGAAAACTCAAATAAAAGATCAAGATGTGTCGGACTACATCAAGATTCACGAAACGGAAAAATCGGGATCGAGCCTCCAAATCACCAAAAAACGCGGTCTGTTTTTAAAAGCCGCCATCGCCGACTGTACAAAACGGGGACAGAGCGAGATCACGATCCAGGGTTCGAGTTTTTATTTGGAAAACATTAAATTGGTACATGCGTCGAGTACGGTGGACGAAATCACTTTCCCCCTCCTGGATACCACCATCCGGACCCTGTGTAAAATTGACGATGCTATCAACAAAACCATTGCGGAAATTTATACGCAGGTTCTCCGGGATTTTGAAACAAAATGGTTTTCAGAATTGGAGAACCTGGCCAAATATGTGGCCAAACTGGATGTTTTGCAGTCCAAAGTGTACGCGGCGCTTAATTACAACTACTGTTGTCCCCAGATTACGGCGGATACGGGGACTTCGTTTGTTCGGGTGCGTGAAATACGGCATGCTCTGATTGAGCACATCAATCAACAAGAGGTTTATGTTACGAATGACCTGGCATTGGGCGAAAGCGGTTCTCCTCTGGGGATGCTGTTGTACGGCACGAACGCGGTGGGAAAAACGTCGCTCATCCGCGCCGTCGGTATTGCGGTCATCATGGCCCAGGCGGGAATGTTTGTGCCCTGCAGCGAATTTGTGTATACGCCCTTTCGCGCCATTTATTCGCGCATATTGTCGAACGATAATCTGTTTAAAGGAATGTCTACGTTTGTGGTGGAAATGTCTGAACTGCGGGTGATTCTCAAAATGGCTGACGCACACAGTCTCATTTTGGGCGACGAATTGGCTTCGGGTACGGAGAACGAGTCTGCCCTCAGCATTTTTACCGCGGCGATGTTGAGTCTCCATGAACAGGGGGCGTGCCACATGTTTGCCACCCATTTCCACGAAATGGCACATTTCGACGAAATCCGGGGTCTGAAACGGCTCGTGTTTCGCCATTTGTCCGTGTACTACGACCGCGAAAACGACTGCTTGGTCTACGACCGTAAATTGAAAGAGGGCCAGGGTTCTCGTACGTACGGATTGGAAGTATGTGCGTCGTTGTACATGCCCCCCGAATTCATAGAACGGGCGTTTGATATCCGTAACAAATATTTTCCCGAAACCCAGGGGGAATTGTCCAAACCGGTCACCAAATACAGTGCGAAAAAGATTCGGGGCAAATGCGAAGTGTGTCACGAAGAACTGGCGACCGAAACTCACCATTTGGTGCCCCAACAGGCGGCGAACGGGCAAGGTTTTGTGGGGACGTTTCACAAGAACCATCCGGCCAATCTGGCCGCGGTATGTGAAAAATGCCATCAATCGTTTCACACGGAATCCACAAAAACGGCCCGACCCGCCGTGCGTAAAAAGACGACTCGGGGGGCCAAAATAGAAACGACCCGATTGTAAAATGTATTATGAAAAAAAGGATATAGAATTACGAGGCATTATATTGTAATGCGCTCTTTTATCGTGTTTTCTCTTCTTTCTATGGTGTGGGCGTTGAAGAACAAGACGCCGGTCTCTAATACCCAGGTGCCTATTATCCGTCCCCCCACTGCTCCCCTGGAGAACGTGGACCTGTTTGACATGAATGTGGTGGGTAAGGATGTTCAACCGGCGTTTCTTCGCGAGGCGGAGTTGAAGCACGGACGTCTCGCCATGTTGGCGGCCGTGGTGATCCCTACCACGGAGGTTTTGTACGGTGGGTTGGGTATCAACCAATTTCAGTCTCTGCCCGATAGCTTCCAGGACTATCTGGTGATGCTGATGTATGTGGCGGAATTTGCCTCCATGTTTCGCGGATGGGAGAACCCACTCGTTAAGCCTTTTGTGCTGAAGAGTGATTATCAACCCGGGGATCTGGGATTTGGCTTGTGGAACCGCAACGACGAGGTGGACGGTGAGCTTATGGACAAGGAGCTCAATAACGGCCGTTTGGCCATGATCGGGGTGTTGGGCATGATGATTCAGGAGTTGGTGACCCATCAGCCTCTTTTTTGAATAGCGAGTGTTTTAGGATTCCTAGAAAAAAAGGTTTGAATTAGCTTTACATCACAAATATTGTTCTATCTTCCTCGCCCATTGCCGCCAGCTCCGCCATTTCGTTGTCCGCGTCTAAAACGATGGCGTCGAATTTCTTGTCCATTGCGTAAATATTAGCGTCCGTGGCGTCTTTGGCGTATCTACCCAACAGCATCGAGAGTAAATCCTGTATCTTGATACCACTTTCGGTAACACGGCGGGTCAACTCTTCGATGTCGCACTCGGGTTCTTCGTCCACGTCGTTTTCTTCGTACTCGCTGCCATCCGTGCCTTCACTATCATTTTCGTCCTCGTCCTCGTCCTCGTCCTCGCCGTCGTCCTCGCCGTCGGCTTCCTCGGGCATATCTACCAAGGGATTCCGACAAACAGGACAAGTACAATTGTTGTGGACCATCGACATGGCCAAACACTTGAAACAAAAACGGTGACCACACTCGGTGACACAATTATTTTTATCCTGGGCGATTTTCTCGTAACATATACAGCAATCGACGGATTCTGCCGTTTCGCTGTCGCTATTCACACCCGTGAGTTCTTTGGTTTCCATCGTAAAGTCGGAATAGCTTGTGTTCGGATCTTGGGTCTCATTTTCAAACAACAATTCCCGGGAACCACCGAGAACCGAATCTGCTCTCGTATAGTTGGAAATATTGCTCATATTTTCCGAGATACAATCGTAGGAATTGTTGGAATTGTTAGCCATGTTTACATATACAGCTGGGTTATGATGCAGTGTTTGTCAAATACAAAAAAATATATCAATTTTATGACATCTTTCCAAGATATTGGTTGTCAGTATTATAAGAACCTATAATAGGGTTCTTATAATATGATTTTACACTCTACACATTGATGTGTGAATTGTTAGTAAACGTCCACAAAGATCCGGTGGAATCACTGGAAAATACGAAAGAGGTATTTGCGGCAGGACTCGCAGTAGAATAGGTTGAACCGCACGGATTCAAAAAAGAAATACCGTTCGTAATATTGTAAGGAGAATTCTTAGTAGAATCTATGTTATTTCCATCAGAATCTATAGGATGACCGTTTATATCAACCCCCGATGGATAACTAATATTTGCGCTAGAATACCCTGGGCTGGGTGGACTCGAAATAACGTAAACCTCAACAAATTGTCGCCGAGCTCCTCCACTTTCTTTGATCAAACGAATCTGATATTGATATGTAGGAAAAGAAACAGTATTCGTGTAATAGTCGTAAAAAGTAACAAGCAATACAGTCATTGAATAGTTCGTGGTTATCACATTCGTGTAAGAAAATGCTTTCAAAGATCGGTCATAATTACCGAGTAATATAGCAGACAACAAGTTTCGATAAATATCGGATTCAAAGTGTGGATTAGGTGTACCAAACACTAGAGCATTATTGGAAGACCAATATAAGTTATTTGAATAATTAACCCCAAAAAAATTAAACACCATATTCGCCATTGGAATGGGCACATCACCGTCATCTAGTGTATTTGTTGTTGCGCCATATCCTACATCTTGTAATGCACCGGGTATGGCGATTTGAGTCAAAGGACCCAAAAAGATCGACCCTGAACCATTTACAATACCAAGTATAAATGAAGGGTTTTCGCAATAACAGCCGTATCTACGACGGTCGTTTGCTAAACCCGAACGACGTCTACTCATATATAAATATCTACGAAAATGATTTACATGTAAATGAATATGTATATTAGGATTCATGGATTCACAACGTCTTCGGTACAATACAAGAAATAATCTGGCGGTTTTTGATGTAGGCATTGATTTTGACGAGGCTTCGGCGGAATGGCGTCGCAACAAAAAGGCTCTTTCCAACGGAATGTTTTCTTATGTATGTGGTGTAAATACTAAGAGTGGCAAACCTTGCCAACGTGCCGAATCACACCGGCGGTTTCATAAAAATTTGGCAGACCTCCAAGAGGTAAATTGTAAATAAAACCAGGTAAAAAGACGCTGTATATAATAATAATCATTATTATATATGATAAAAATCGTGCTCTATTTCACCACGTTTTTGTGGACAACCATCTACCAAGTACAGTCAACCTATTTAAGCAATATCCCCAAAAAAAACCTGGATTTTTTCAAACAGTGGCACTGTTTGGGCGTGAACAACCATATTGATTTTTCGAAACCCTACAAAATTAATGTGGGGGATTTACCGCTGGTCGTTTGGAAGAATCCCCTTACCCAAGAATTGACCACCACTATCAATATTTGTAACCATATGGGCTCCAAGCTGGATAATGGGGTGATCACCCCCGCCGGATGCTTGAAATGCCAATATCACGGCAAAGAATTTTCGAACCTAGACAAATTCGGCGACACTATCTTGTTTCAAGACAAAGTGTTTTGGTCTTACGATGCCGACAAACCACTACCCTACAGCGTGCCGTTTTACGACAATAAAAACTACGAAACCTCTATTTTAACGTTTGATATGGAATGTTCTCTCTTGGACGGGGCGATGAATGTGATGGACATTCGTCATCCCGAATTCGTCCACAAGTTCGGTTTCGGAAGCATGACCCCCCCTACAAAGATCCAACAGCACCTGTATAAACACCCCGACCACAAATTATCTCTCGATAAGATTGGGCTGTCTTTTGACTATCAATCCAATATGGTGATGCGAAAAATGAACGACAACGCCAAAACGACCCACAATTTCCACATGTTTGCGTATCCGGTTTTTTCCTGGTCGCGCGTATCGTTCGACGACAAACATCTCATCATTGCGGTCAATATGTTGCCGATCGCACCCAAAAAAACACGGTGGTTTGTCACCATTGGTTACAACTACTATACGACCCCCCTCCAGAAGAAATTCGTTGAAATGATGGCTTGTACCATTTTGAACCAAGATTCCGTCCAAATGAAAAACCAGCATCCCGACGATCGGTTGAAATGGGCCATGTTACTGGATCATACGTTTCCCGACGAAGAGGTCTTAACCGCGATTCGCAAAATGTTTAAACAGTACCAATACCAGTACCCCACTACGGAAGACTGTGTGGATCTCTACAAGGATTACAAAATGAAAAAAAAATTAGCCAAACTCGCGGAAGATTACGATATATACCCGCACCAACGTCACGATCTTTAGAAGGCAGTATCATCCTGTACACCGGACTCTGGTAGAGCCGCTTGTACAAACAGGTCACAGTCGTCGGCGCAGTCCGCATCGTCGTCACCGCGCAAAGATTGATTGAATTCGTCGGGATCCATTTGTCCAGCGGCCATCAAACGATGGATACACACATCCATTTTGAAACGGTTGGCGGAAATCAAATTGTACGCATCGCTGTAGGCCCGGTTCACTAGTTCCAACACTTCGTTGTCCGAAATCGTGTAGATCATGTCCGAATATGTCTTACCGTAACGCTCTTCTTTGGAAAACACCCGCAAATTTTCCCCCATACCGTACGTTTCAATCATTTCCCGCGCCAACTGGTTGGCCTGTTTCAAATCCATCGACGCACCTACGGAAACAAAATCGTCGCCGTAGTAGACGGCTTCCGCCGCCTTGCCTCCCATGGCCACCATCAACCGTTTCATGAAAAAGTCCTTCGTATATAACCCATTTTCGGCGATGGATTCATTTTCGGTAAACACGGTGAAACCGCCCGTACCGGAATAGGTCGGTTGGATAGATATTTTCTGTAGGTCAAAATACTCGGGAAACTCTTGTACGAGAAGAGCATGCCCCAACTCGTGAATCGCGATGCGGCGCTTGGTTTGCGTATCACGGCTGTCGGTCTTCTTTTTGATACCAATCAACAATTTTTCTAGAGCGTCCTCCAAGAATCGTTGACGAATGATCAAATCTCCGTTTCTCGCGGCGAGGATAGCCGCCTCGTTCACCAGGTTACTGAGTTGCGCTCCGGAGAACCCAGAGGTTAATTTTGCCAGTGCACCGATTTTCACGGCCGGATCGACCGGTTTATTTTTCAAATACAGGGACAAAATTGCCTCGCGCGACGAAACGTCCGGTAACGGTATTTTTACAATACGGTCGAATCTACCTGGACGCAACAGCGCGGAATCCAAAATATCGGCGCGGTTGGTGGCCGCGATCACGGTGATGTTGCTGTTGGCCTGGAATCCGTCCATCTCAGTCAACAGTTGATTCAGGGTCTGTTCCGTCTCGTCGTTACCGGCCAGATTACTGCCCCGACCCCGCTGTTTACCAATCGCGTCAATCTCGTCGATGAAAATGATAGCCGGCGCCAACCTACGTGCTTCTTCAAAGAGACGACGGACACGCATCGCCCCCACCCCCACAAACATCTCCACGAATTCGGATCCGGATACCGAAAAAAAGGTCGACGACGACTCGTTCGCAATGGCTTTGGCAAGCAGGGTCTTCCCCGTACCCGGGGGGCCTTCCAACAGTATTCCGCGGGGGACTTTGGCCCCCATGGCTTCATAATTGTCGCTTTTATTCAGGTAGGACACAAATTCGATACATTCCTCCAACACTTCTTGAGAACCGGCCCAGTCGGAAAACGTGACATTGGTGTCTTTACTGGCATGCATGTTTTTTTTATTGAAATTCATAAATCTCCCCAAATTACTGTTATCGTCGCCGCCCCCCATCATGTTGGACATCATGGTCATGGAACGGAAAAAGGAGAACGCAAATGCCGCGAAAATCAGGTTGGGAACGAACGAGAATATGTTTAAAAGGTCGTTGGTAGGGGGATTCAAAAACACGGGGTCCACGTCGTGCTGAAGGGAAATATCCACGAGTTTTTCGGTAATCAGGGGCGAAATGGTGGTAGTGAACTGGATACCCATGTCAGGGTCGGTGGCAATCACCGTTTTCATGTCGGGATTAAAATAAATGGCGTTAAAGTCGGAATTCTCGATGCCTTTGACCAAATTTTTAATGGTGATGGGCTGTGGCATCAAATTGGGTTTCAAGGCAACACATGCGATAAGTGGCAGCAGTAATAATCGTGAGAACATTATATAGTAACACGAAGAAGTTATTATATACTATTTTACAATGAATAATATTTTTCCAGGCAGGGCGAGGTCCTTTCTGACACATTACATTGCCGGGGAGGCAACCACGGCGGACGGGGGATTCAATGGCGCGAGAGCGGCGGAAGTGACCGGGGATGCGTTAGCTACGGGGGCGTTGAACGGCACGGCGGCGGGGGCAGATACCGGTGTGGCCACCACGGGAGGAGCCGCTACATTGGCGGTCGGACCTTGATATACACAATATCCGTATTGGTTTAAACCGCAGGGTAAATTACAGTTTGGATATTGCGAAGCGCATATGTTGCTCATTGGCGATGGGTACAGATTGGGCCTCGTTGTCTGCCCAGGAAACCACGGGGATAATTCGGTTTTATCACCGCCGTAAACCCCCGCCTTTAAATTCAATTTATTTATTTGAGGTGCATTGTCTGACAATACTTCGTGATTATAATTGTAATAATTGGATTGATCGTCCACGCAATTACCGTAACACCGTCCTCCGAAGAAATATTTACTCCGATTTGTCACATCCGAATCGTAATAATGCGACTTCATGGTTGGCCCATTTTGGTTTCCGGCCACACACTTTTTCCCGCCCAACCAAACACAACAGGATGTTGCCGCACAGGTGTCCCCGTCCAGTGTATTACATTTCTCCTCAATCTTGTCGGGATTGCCGTGGTTATAACTACAAAATCCTCCCCACTGAGAATCTGTACCGTAAATGGGAAATTGGTATCCCAAACCGGTCAGTTTACTAAAGTAAACCGTGTCTTCGTAAGTAGGTACATAATTTGCCGGATTATATACTAAATTATTGCTTCCATAAAACGTGGTGTTACTCATGGTCTGAGATAGAGGTATCTGGGTTAGGTTTCCCGACGCATCCAACACATTTATTAAATTGGCCGAAGGATCTTGCCCCACCTGTTTCTGGATGTCTTCCGCATTATCGTGATATTGGACGTTTAAATTACCCGGATCATATTTTCGGGAAGCGTCCGGGTTGATCGCGGCCGCGGCTGCCGCGCCCCCCGCCCCCGCTGGCGGCGGGGATTGAACATTCAACGTTGTCAACCCGGAAGGTGTCGACGGAGCAATAGAAAACGTCTGCGGTGAATTCGGCACTGCACTTACATTGTTGGGATCGATGTATAGTCCTTTGGGAACCAGACTTATATTGTTAGGATCAATATATACCCCTTCTTTGAAATGAGCAGGGGCATTGTTGGTATAAAATACAAAGATGGTTCCTAAAATTAATAACAAAAGAACCGTTACGATAATCAACATCGGTACTTTCATCTACAACTTATACAATAGAGACATATTTCCCGGCCTCGACGACGTGCGTAAAATTGAATGGTAAAAATACAATTAAATGTTTGATTATATTAAATAACATTCCTTGCGTGTTCTGTGAATAAAATGATTATCCCGGTTAAATGTTTTACTTGTGGCAATGTACTGGCAGATAAATACCGTTATTATCAAGACAAGGTGCGGCAGCGGAAAATTAAAGCGGGGTTGGAAATCGACAAAGTGGTGTATCTAACCAAGAAAAATGTCGAAAAAACGCCCGAGGGTATCGTTTTAGACGAACTCCACCTCCATAATCCTTGCTGCCGTCGTCACATGCTTACTCACGTAGACATTGAGTAGAAGAGATTATGTTGACCTAATATATAATTATATCATCATTATGGGACCGCGTAAGTATAAAAACCGCACACAAAAAAAAGGTGCACGCCGTAACAAAAAAACCGTATCTCGTAAAACGCGCGGAGGCGACTGTGGATGTTCCAAGCATGTCATGGGGGGAAGTGCCAATTTGAGCACCCTTGATACCCAGTATTACTACCCCTACAATGCGAATTTGGCGGCGGATCCCCAGAATCCCTCTGCGATGATTGACGAGACCCTCGCCGGTGATTTTAGTCGTTTCAACAATGTCGCTGGTGGAGGTAAAAAACAGTCACGCAAGTCTTTGCGTAAAAAACTGCGTCGTTCTAAGCGTGGGGGTATGAATATATTTGCGAATGCGGGATATGGTACGACCACCTACAGTTCTTTCGGTCAGCCGAATAGCGGCGCCGTACAAGCCAACACCGTCACGGGTTTAGGGGTACTTTCGTCGGGGAGCGCCATGGACCAACCGGTGTTGACGGCGCCTTACGGCTCTCATAACCCTCCTTTAGTATAATATACACCCCCTAATCGTACAAAAATATTCTTTAAATATATACTTTCCGTTTTTTTCGTTGAAAGAATCATAATATGGCTTCCGTGATGACGACGATCAATACCCTTTGCCCCCCGGCCTACATATACTTTGTTATCTCCATTGTCTTGCTCATTCTCGCGATTGTTTTCTTGTCCACCGGCAACATCGACATGAGTGTTTACTGCTTGGACGATAACTGTACGAAACCGGGTGTCGCGTTCCTGTTTCTGATCAAATTCTTGTTTATCCTCTTCTGGACGTGGGTGTTGAATTTCATTTGCCGTTCGGGTTACCAGGGCGTGTCCTGGTTCCTCCTGCTGTTCCCGCTCATACTGATTCTGTTTTCTTTTTTAATTATTTATGAATTGGTGAAACGTACCCCTCAAAACAAACTGAATATGTAAATAAACACGAATAATTAAATGTCGTCATTTTGTATATATATTTGATACAACATGACCCGCTTAACACTATTCAGTCAATTTTGTAGGCCCGCCTATGTCTACTTTATTGTTTCTGTTATCTTTATCATCGTATTCGCAGTTCAAAACAGTAATTATTACAACAACGGCGTCTACTGTATTGGGTCGTATAACTGCGACGGTATGAATATTACTCTCATGTTCTTTTTAAAACTGATCTTCATCCTATTCTGGACCTACGTACTGAATTCTGTTTGTAGTCTCAGCTTGCCGGCCTTGTCCTGGTTCCTCGTTTTCCTCCCCTGGCTGGTTATGTTGGGGTTTTTAGCCTCTTTACTGAAATAGGGAGAATTATATCACACCCTATGTTAGGATGAGAACACCACGTCAGGGGTTGCGTAAAAATCGTACCCGTAAATCGTATTCCCTACCGATACAAGGTAGTATTGTCAGTGAAACCGAGGGGTGGAAAACCGTCCATATTTACGGAGAACCGTATGAACGAGGTTACGCCCACGGATACTTGTTGGCCGCGGAATTGAGACGCGTAAAAAAATTATTACCCTTCCTGGTAAAGTACCAACTTCAAGAAACCTCGCGCGATTTTCATCGTGCTAACCGAAAGATCATGTTTCCCCTACTTAAACGCGTCTATCCGGAGTATTGGCACGAAATACGCGGTATTTGTGCAGGTTCTCGGCGTGCCGGTGTGGATATTTCCATGGATACGCTCATCGGGTGGAACGCCTACGTGTCCCTCTATTCTTACTTTAAAGAGGGTAGCAAACATATCCACCGTTGTAGCGCGTTTATTGCCACCGGATCCGCCACCCGCGACGGGAAAATTGTCATGGGACACAATGTCCATTCCGATTTAGCTACAGGACAACTGCTCAACATCGTCATGAAAATTACCCCCAGTCAAGGCCACCCGTTCATCATGCAAACCTCGCCGGGTCTCATTTCCAGCGTCGCCGATTGGTATATATCTTCCACCGGTATCGTTTGTTGCGAAACCACCATCGCGGACATCAATTATCGTCCACGCTTTGGTCTCCCTTTTTTTACCCGCATCCGTCATGCCGTTCAATACGGGAAAACCTTGGACGATTGTGCGAAAATCATGTTACACAAAAATGCGGGTGATTACGCCTGTTCGTGGTTGTTTGGTGATACCAATACCCAAGAGATTATGCTTTTGGAAATGGGACTCAATGTACATAACCTTCAACGCACATTCAATGGCGCGTTTTATGGTATGAATTCGGCCATCAGTACCGAACTGCGTACCAAAGAAACCGACGACGTGGATTACCACAATGTTGCTTCGCGGTCGGGCAATCGCAACTACCGTTTGGATGAACTCGTGAATCGCCAATATTACGGTAAAATCGACATTAAGGTTGCGAAAAAAATCATGGCGGATCATTACGACATTGTGTTGGGCAAAAATACGTTGAATCAAAACGGTATCTGTAAACACCCCGAACTCGACCCGGATGCCGACTACAAACCTTACAGCTGTACGGACGGCAAAGTCGTCGACGCCGACCTGGCCAAAGAATTACATTTTGAAGGCATTTTTGGTAGCGCGTGCGGTTCTCGTCCCTTTCATGTGAAACAGTATGTCAAGGATCATCCTCAGTATGCCCACTGGAAAGATGTACTGGAAGACATGTCCCTACATCATTGGACCCTACTGTGATTGATTGATTGAGAGAACATACAACGGAGGTAAAATTGATATAAAAAATCGTGAATTATTATATCAATTTACATTAAGTGTAATTACGAAACCATGCAGGCCCCACAGATTTCCAATATTTCCGAAGAGAGCGGGATTTACCATTTTACATTGAGTAATATCAATGTCAGTTTAGCTAATGCTCTCCGACGAATTATTCTATCCGAAATACCTACCGTGGTGATTCGTACCGAACACCATGCCACCAATCAGTGTAACATTGAAATCAACACTTCCCGATTACACAATGAAATCATCAAACAACGCCTCAGCTGTATCCCGATTCATTCCAAAGATTTAACCCAATTACCCGGGAAATACACACTCGAAGTCGATGTGAATAACGACACGGATACCACGATGTTTGTTACGTCGGAGCATTTTAAAATTCGCAACAAGGAAAATGGTAATTATCTGAAACGCGAGGAAGTACAGCGCATCTTTCCTCCGTGTGCTATTGCGGCGAATTCATACATTGATTTTGTACGTCTGCGTCCCAAAATTAGCGATACCATTCCGGGAGAGCAACTGAAGCTGACGGCCGATTTTTCGGTGGGTAACGCCCACGAAAATGGTATGTTCAATGTGGTGTCCAAGTGTACCTACGCCAACACTCCGGATCACAACAAGATTGCGGAAATGTGGCAAAAACAGGAGGACTTTTTGCGCACCCAAGAAGATGTGAAAGAATCTGACATTCAATTCAAAAAGAACAATTTTATGATATTAGATGCTCAGCGAATTTACATTGAAAACAGTTTCGATTTTCAAATTCAGACGGTGGGGGTTTACGACAACCCGGAAATTGTGAAAATGGGTGCCAAAATTTTATACGAAAAATTGGTGAAAATGGTCGAAGATTTGGATTCAAACTTGGTCGTCATTGTTCCAGGTGAAGTCACCATGGAATTTTGTTTTGATGTTTTGTTGGAAAACGAAGATTACACCATGGGCAAAGTGATTGAATACTTCCTCTACGAAAAATACTTTGTTCAGGAAAAAACCTTGAGTTACTGCGGATTCAAAAAATTTCACCCTCACGACACAAAGAGCACCGTGCGTCTGGCGTTTACAGAAACTGCGGATAAAACCATGGCCAAACAGTATGTTCGTACCGCGTGTACGGACGCCCACGAGTTCTTCAAAATGATGTATAAACTGTTTTAGAGATTTGGTTGTCTTGGTACATGACGCGATGTTTCAGGTAAGATTTTGATAAGACAAGTAATCGGGGGGAATATATCCGAGTATATAAGCTTTCACACAAACACTCAATAAGTGAAATAACACATGATACCGTATCCATATGCGGGGATAAACATAGGTCATGGCATACGTTTGAAATATTGACGCGGCGCCCAGGTAAAACAAAAAAGCGGATAATCCCGGTGGCACATACCATATACCACTTCCCAAATAGACTACAAAGGTATATTTGGCATAGATGAGGTCCAAATTACGACGCCAGCCGTGTACCGGGTGTTGCCAATACAGTAGGGAACACGACATGGTACCAATGGATGTTAGTGCGTGTAACCACAGTGATCGTTGAAGTGCCACGTAAATGGGGAGTACGGTCAAACACGAGGTTGCGATTAAGATGCGCGAATCTGTGGGGGTGATGGAGAATTTTATTTTTTCTGCGGGCAGCATGGTATGCTAGGTAGGATGTATAGGTGCGTTATTTTTATATTTTGTTACGAAACAATATGTGATTTGTATATTTATCTTTAGAAATAATATATGAGTTCAGATAAATCCCCTTCCCGTTCCCGTTCCCGTTCCCGTTACAATAAACCGATTGGTCTTCGGAAAACCTTTCGCCGTAATTCTGAACCTAAAATGTACTATGTTTATGGTGAAAATTCCGCGAGGAAGTTACTGTCATCAAAGGGTCGTATAATTAAAGTCGGTGATGCTATCACCTATTTGCCTGATAATCAAATGGGCGAAGAGGTATACAAGGTCATCTTAAAAGATGGGAAAAAGGACCTTCAACTCATCGATAACTATGACATGAAAATGGAGCGGTTGTACGAAGAGGAAGTAAGCCATAGTCGTGGAGGAAAAAAGGTGAATAAACGCAAAACACACAAAAAGAAATAAACCACCCAAAAATACAAATGTACACATTTTTATTTTTACCGATTTACATCCACTACACTACAGTATAGTATAAGGTGTTTTACGAACCCGTGTAAAAAATTACAAGGCACAAACTAGGCTACTTTTTTTCGTTTTTATGCGGCAACGGGGTTGCGGGGCTTGGGCGCTGCACGTTGTCTGAACCCTGAGAAGGATTTGACCGGTACACGACAGAGTGGGCAAAGCACCGGAATCGAGCTGGATAAATTCGTTCTTGCCATGAGCAGGAAGCAATTTTTCCCGAAACGATGGTTGCAACCGCATGCCACCATTTCTTCACCCGTGTGGTTCTCTAGGCAGATTCCACAGGGTTCCTCCGTGGGCTGTTTCAGTTCTGAAATTTTCAAAACTCGGGGGCGTTTTTCAGTTCGTTTGATCCACCGGTCAATGGTCGTCTCTTTGTCCTCTGCGGCCCGTTGGGCTCGCCTTGCTTGGGCCGCTTGTCGTTGACGGGCCAGAGGGAGGGCTGCCTCTAAGAGGGTTTTCACGCGTCCCAGAAGGGCGATAAACTCCATTATGTGTCCAGGGGTGAAATCTCGGCTGTAAAGGGCAAATGACCGCTCAAGCAACTTTAGCCAGCTGAAGGCGTGCGACATTTTCGAGTGGGGGTCAGTGCTTGGTTGATGTTACCTCATTCTACAAAATTATTTTCAATTTTTCTCTGAAAGTATAGTTGTATTAGTCGTTCCCCACCACGGCGATACGCGAACGACTCGACATGCGCATAAATGGATGAGGTCGCGGGGATGTTGTCGGTGATGTGACATTATTCGACATACTGTGGACCACATTCCAGCCGGGAAACGTCACTGTTGCGACTTGGCGAATATAGTACTGCGGTGTGGTGGAATTACTAGTGGTCGGTTGAACTGCGGCTGCGGGTTTCACACGCATGGCCGTCAACTCAATGCGGCGGTCCAATTCTTCGTCTTTTCTTTCAAAGTTGGGATTGTTTTTTTTCCAGGCCTGGATAGCTACCGCCAATGCCGTGTTTTTATACAGGTTTTTGTTGACGATGGGAGAACGATTCATCGGACTGGTCGCACTCTTTTGTAACCATGTCTCGATTTCCGTCTTTTCGTAACTGAAACCGTCTTCCGCAACTACGGGGGTTTTCATCAGCTTGAACGAAATGGGGCAGATCCAGTCCTTGTGCGGTTCTGTACCGGCGTCAAGCATGGACGTTACCTTTTCCGTAGATGGCGCGGTACTGGTGACAGTGACCTCCGCAGCTGGCATTCCCTGGTCCTGAATCTGCTGAATCACATTCGCCGTGGCCATGGTTATATGCGTTTTACGTACTCGTTTACTTTGATGTAGGTCTTTGTAATATTGCCGAAATAATACAAAAAATATCAATTTTTTACCCGTTGACGTTTATCTTGATGATCTTGGAGTCAACCAATTCGTCCAACATATCAATCTTATCACGGGACCCACCCCCCATCATTTTATCATTGATGCGTTTTTCCATATGCTTGTCTAAGGTAGACAGTTCTTTGTACGTCTCGTAGAGCTTCTCATTGAATCGTTCAAAAAAACGCGTCATGGCCAACTGTTCTTCCTTGTTCTCAAATTCTTCAATGTATTTCATCTGATAATGAATCATGCTTTGACATTCTTCCTTCCACTCACTCTCACTTTTTACAAAGAATGTGGTGGGTTTGTTCAACAGCGGCACGGCGCAATGTATGGGGCGGTCTTCGGGTTTCAACATTTGGAAATATTTTTTCAGAATCTTAGTGGCACCTTGGTAATAAAACCGGTTTCGGTCAATCTCGTTGAAATCGTCCTTGACAAATTTCATGGATTCCACAAATTCGTCGATTGTCATCGCATTATTACAGTGTGTATTCAGATATATATGAATATTGTTATTCTGTGTATTGGTATTGTTGTGCGTAGTGACCGAAGGCTTGAAATTCGCCAACTGTGGCTGTAAACACGCAATCTGTTTCTGTAATTCTGTCATTTGGGTTTGTAGCAATTCCATGTGATTGATTCCTACCATTCTGTTTTCTCCCGCTGTCACGTGTTTTGTGGTGGGTTGTATGTTACATTTCGTAGAATGCCGTTTCCATCCACACTTGGTTTTGTATTTTTTTTGGCAGTGGTCGCAGGTAAACATGTGTACCGTCGTCACCTTTTCCGCTTCTTCTTTCTTCGCAGCAGTTGCTTCATGTATTTTCAAGTGTCTTTTTGATTTAATATGATTATCAAATACATTTTTATATTTTGTGGTAAAATGACAACATTCACAGTGTCTCGTTACCATGTTATCGTACTATATATATTGTAACTATATTGTTTACACATCAAATAATTTTCCGATACGAATCGATACAATTGTTTAAATAATTGTATCGATTCGTATAAAAAATGTTTGGTCATTTTTTCTTCCGTTTCTGACACGGCGATACAATTGTTTGTACCGGTAAAGATTAAAATCGGCGCATTTTTGGGGGTACTCCATACAAATCTGTAACTGATAACACGTTTGAAGTATTTATTACTTGTCTGGGAAAAGAACTTTATCAACGGTAGTACGGACACAGAACATGCGATGAATTATGATTCCAATAAGAAACAGTCCACCTAAAGTATACCACACATTCCATTTGAATATCTCGGAAAACAGCAAACCTGCAAAAACAGTCACGCCAACATCAAACACTGAAATGTCAAATAACCGGTATTGATGAAGGCCGGTGCGGGGTTCTCCGATAATATTTTTATACTTACACAGTCCCTCCATTAGTTTACACACAGAAAAAATATTCACAGTATGACAGTGGTCAAATAATTTTCCGATACAAATCGATACAATTATTTAAACAATTGTATCATTTTGTATCAAAAAATTGTTTAAAAAATAAATTTTGAAAAGTATAAAAACTTTTTGGTCCTCCGAATTTTTTTTTGAGAAAAACCTCCGCCAACTTTTTTTACTTTCATTCAAATAATTTTTCCGATACAAATCGATACAATTATTTAAACAATTGTATCATTCTGTATTCAAAAATTATTTGACAGCGTCCTTACCAAGTATGGTGTAATATTTTACAGTGTTTGTGTGTGTAACCCTCTAGGAGGCTGGGCGGGGTGAGGTGGGGTGGGGGAGGTATCTGCCGATGTAGCTTGGAAAAGGACAACTTATACAGCCGATGAAGGATAACCCGCATGTGGTTTAGCCACACCAAATAAATGACCGGTTCGGTATAATTCCTGTATTCATATGGAATATATAATATATAAACTACCCACGTCCCTCATGCCCACCACTACCACCTCCCGTAAACGTATCTGTAACGCCCCCGGAGAACTCGTCTTTATAGACGGGAAATTTTGGTGTGTTGGCGAGAAGGTCGTTTCCAAGAACCCCCGCTCACGGTGGAATAATCGTACCAAACGTGCGCGTATTCACCGTAGGCGGCTTACCCCCAAGCAACCGCAGAATGTACGATAGGCATCAAATAATTTTCCGATACAAATCGATACAATTATTTAAACAATTGTATCATTCTGTATCAAAAAATTGTTTAAAACCAAATTTTGAAAAGTATAAAAACTTTTTGGTCCTCCGAATTTTTTTTTGAGAAAAAACCTCCGCCAACTTTTTTTACTTTTCCTTAAATAATTTTTCCGATACAAATCGATACAATTATTTAAACAATTGTATCATTCTGTATTCAAAAATTATTTGATCATACTTCACAGCATAAACCCTGTAAAAAATTGATTCTTATAAACAACTGTGGTATACCAGGAGTATATTTGCCCTTTACAATGGAAAAACGCGTTAACATCAAACTGGAGAAGTACCTCCTTCAAATGAAGGAGGATATTCGTACAAAAATCAACGAAATTTACCCCAAAGAAAAACCCAATGAGATTAACGAACTCATGGAATATGTTTACGAATACGAAAGAATCACGTTTGATAAAGACGACTTTGTCAAACGTAAACGTGTAAAAAACAGCATACCTCAGAGCAATCGGTGTGGGGCGAAGCGTGCCAATGGCGAACAATGTACCCGTCGTCGGCGCGACGACTCCGAATTCTGCGGGACGCATTACAAGGGTGTACCTCACGGATTGATAGGGGATGATGTTCCCACCGTCAACACCAAACAGATTGAAGTTTTTGCGGAAGACATTTCCGGGATTATTTACTATTTGGATAAGCAAAACAATATTTATAAAATTACCGATATTTTAGAAGGTAAGGAGAATCCCGCAATCATTGGGCGCTACACAAAAAGCGGTACTAGTTATCAGATTGACTTGTTGGATAGTAAGGCATAATAGGAGTGTGTAATACAGGGTTATGTGTTGGTGTCTAACGTGGACGGGTTTTCCGGGAAATACATCTTTCGAGAAATTTTTTCCACCTCGACTTCTTCGCGGTTTTCCATGATATAATTGTTGACTTCGACGGCCTTTTTAACGTCACCTTGGTAATAATTAGCCAGTATTCCCAGTAAAATTTTCTGGGTAATCGGTTTTTTAACATTACGTTTGTTATATGTGATTTTACCGTCATTCAACTCGAATTCGTCGATTTCGTTATTACGCATGACCCGAATCAAAGATTCGGAAATTGTTTTCTGTACTTTTCTTCTTTTACTTACTTCTGATTTTAATTTGCGCATTTCATTGTCAATACGTACCCATTCACGAATTGATTGTACCAACTGATTCTTTGTTTCCATAAATATATAATTATACCTTATAATATATTGTACAATATTTTTATATCCATATATTTTAACCGCATTTTGCTGGATGAATCTAAGTACGATGTTTGGTAGAGTGAACCAGCGGGTAGTTAATCCCCCCTCCGGGGGAGGATCTTTCATTGTTCCCAATCCAAACATTAAAGAACCAAATGTACCTTCTATGTTGAATCGGGGAATCATGCCGATGAAATATAAGGTTACCGAACCTCCCGTAAATACAGTGACTCCACCCTCCATGAATATGTCAAATACCGATGTAGTGAAACCGACGGGAACGATGAAATGGGGCAAACCCACGTGGTTTTTGTTTCATACTCTCGCCGAAAAGGTGAAAGACGACGTTTTCCCCCTGATTCGTAAATCACTCTTGGAGATCATTTATTCGATTTGTTGTAATTTGCCCTGTCCGGATTGCGCAAATCACGCAAAGGTTTACTTGGATGGCATTAATTTTAATACCATTCAGACCAAAGAAGACTTGAAAAACATGTTATTTGTCTTTCATAACACGGTAAATAAAAAGAAGGGGTTTCCCATTTTTACGAGAGAAGAACTGGATTCACAATATTCAATGGCAATCACCGTGAATATTATCAACAATTTTTTTGTGTACTACTTGATTAAAAATAACGTCCCCAAAATGATTGCCCAAGATATGTTTCGTCGACGCATCATTCAAAACGCCAAAGATTGGTTAAATAAGAATGTGACTAATTTTGCGCCCTAGTTGTACGATTTACATGTATAAGTTTTATTGGTACCACTTCCGGTTAGCGTGCACGTGGGGGAAACGTGGGTGTTAAAATTGTTGAATCGGGATAAGTCAACGTTGGTCTGTTTCTGATTTATTTGAAACAAGAGTGCCCAAATAACCCCAAACGTACCTCCGACAATCAACGCAATGATCAAACTGCCTATATCGGCACAAGAGAACAACGTATTCCACATCATATCTGCTGCCACAAGGAAAGACATGATCACAATGAAACCAATGTTGTCTTTAACCAGACCATTCTTAACTATAATGTAAATTGCGAAGAAGAGAGTGTATCCTAATACGGTTTGTCCAAGAGGCAGTCTTGACATGGGACCGTTCTCCGTCAATTGGATGATTTTACACCAGGGGGGTGTTTCTTTCAGCTTGTTATCCCCAGGGGGTTTAAAGGTGGGATAATTGCCCAACTGTATGGCGAGTAATGAAGCTAAAACAACACCCATGAGATAAACTCCGCTGGTAAGATCTTGGACAAAAAAACATTGTAGAGTAAAATACGCAACTACAATGAATGGCGCCAGACGAATAATAAAATATAAAACATTTATTATGTTGAATAACATATGATATATATCAGTTATCTATAATAGAATGATATATATTTATGGTTATTTTGGGGGATTCAGAATCTTATTGAGCTTTGTGATATCTTGGTCAGAGGTCGACGATGTAGTATCTTGCGCGGCGTTTGTCGCAGGACTGTGATTCCTGTGTATTGGGCGACATTTATAAATACTTCTATAGTTTGTTTGATTACATACCGAATTATTAATCACATTAAATAAACTGAGATCCAATTCTTTTCCACTTGCTGGGTACAAATAGACGGCATTCGAGGACGTGATGTCTCCTGTACTACATTCATGATAGTTACCCCCGCAACCGACCTCCCTGCGACGTGAATTGTTGTCGGTAATGAAAGCCCATAACAGACCCATACTCGACCCAAGGATGAGTGAAATCATCAAAAAGAAGTAATCCGCGCATCCATTCGATATATTCCACAGTAAATCGCCAAATATAAGGATGGGTAAAATAACCAGAAGTGAAATATTGTTGCTGTATATCCGGTTGGTAGATTCATACACATTACTGTTAGGATATGCGGGGTCGCGATAGGGCGTACCATCTTTATTCATTTTTTGATCAGGGCTGTTATTTTTAAATAAAATGTAAACAAAGAAGAAGAGGGAGAAGCCCAGTACAGTTTGACTTAAGGGCATATTAGACAATGGACCTTCTTTAATGTTCAGTGATAATGAATTACACACGAGGTTTTCCCGCTTAATGTTGGTAATAGGCCGGTTTCGGGACAACCAGGGAAAAAATATGTTTCCTACGGAGAGATTGACCAAGCATGTGATAATTAGCCCTATCAAATAAATAATTGCGACCAGATCTTGGTTAAATACAAACTGTAAGGAAAAAAAACTGATCACAATAATCGGTGCTAAACGAATGAATAAATACAGTAAATTGATAAGATTAAATTTCATGGTATGATTTCGTGTGATACAACAATAATAGTTATATTATGGTTATATTTTGTTGACATATTGCGAATTCTATGTAGATGTAGATGCCGTCGGAGCAGCAGAATGCCTTTTACATTGGTATTGGACAGACGCCTCCCGCAAACAGCTGGTATTGCGGTTGCTACCAGTAATGATTTGTAATTTGGGGTCGCCAATGATTTGAACAATATATGCCCATAACACCCCCGTTGAACTACCCAGTATTAGCGATGATAAAACTACCCATAATTCGGAGCAACCGTTGACAAAATTGTAATAAAAGTCGTTCACAATGATACAGCAAAAGAGGAAGATCATAAACGCATTTTCTTTAATCAGGTTGTATTGTATTGCCGTGTACAATAGATAGAAAAAGGTAAACCCAATGATAGTTGTTCCGAGAGGCAAATAAGAAATCGGTCCTCCGTTAAATTCGATCAGTCGGCATACGTCGTAACGCCCACCGGGTAATTTTGTCTTTTTATTCACGGACTGTATTCCGGGGAAATTACCGAATAAAATGGTAAATATACACGCCAAAATCAATCCAGCTAAATATATTGGTCCGGTGAGATCGTACCGTATGAGTGATTGTAAGAGGAAAAAACATATTATCAGAAAAGGGGTCAATCGTGAAAACAAGTAAAATATATATTTAAAATCAAACATGTTTCGTTTGTTAGTTATAATAACAAAAGAAAATTACACGGTATTCGTGTTTTTACTCATATACATTTTACTTACTGCGTTATTATCTGATTCTGTAACATACATGTTATTTCCATAAATACATAGAGAAGTTGGATTTGCCAATTCCACGTTACTGGAAGGCTGGTGGATAGTATTCCAGTTTGAACCCGCCCCGGCTATAGTTGGGTGGGCAAGTGAATAATTTTTCTTGATTGGTGAATAGATAAACTTGTTTATTTTTCTATCGTCCATGATATAAATATTGAGTTCCTTGTCGACATACAGACCGTTGATTTTATTTATATTTATATTATCGAGTATAACCTTTGATACTTTTCTATTACTGTCAATCTTCAAAATATAAGGATTCCCATTTATTACATTTGCACAATACATATTATCATTGATGTCAACAGTTAACGCTTCTGTATTATTTGTCGTTATTTTCTTATCTTGAGTAGTATAACCTTCAATAAAATTAATAGAGTCTAAAATATTTATTACGTCCGTGTTTGTACTGCCATCTTTATCGATTTTGTGGATAAGACAATCTGCTTTATTTAATAATCGTTGTATTACATGTACAATTCCGTCGGAACTAACACAAATGTGTTTTGGTGCGTTCAATGTGTTATTATCGTTGATACCAGCATAAGTGGTAATATATCCTCGGGTATCTATTTTACGAATAACATTATTGGAACAGTCCGCTACGTACAAATTTCCGGCGCCGTCTATACATACGTCAGTGGGGTTATTTAAGGTAGTGGTGGTGGCCAACACATTTTCGGTGATATTTTTTTTGTAATTAGTAACGGTTTGTATTGATGGATTGGTACTAAGGTCTATTGGTGTGTGAATACCTACTGTACCAGCATACGTAGTAATCTCATTGTTCGGTGTTATTTTACGTATCACGTGGTTCCCGGAATCGGCTACGTAAAGATTTCCTTGACTATCCATACAGGCACCTCGCGGGTTTAAGAACGTTTTACCGTATATTGAAGTGTTTACTCCTGTATTAAAACACATAAAATAGGTGGATTTATAGACACTATTTTTATCGTCGTAATAAAGGATATTTCCGTCTGTCTTATAAAAATAAAAATAATTTACGCTGGAACTTATTACATCAATACACCCGGTGTAATTTTGTATTTGATACAAGGTATTGTTCTTGATAAACAATCCGACCGTGACATTGGTTGTTCCGCTAGTAGTATCTGGATTCAACACTGTTCCGGTCACCGCCCCTATGGTACGGTCAATCATATTAATCTCATAAACTATGTTATTTGATAGTACGTATACGGTACCATTATCGTTGACGGCGATAGATGAAGGTTGAGTTAACACTTGGCTGGTGGCCAAGGAACCCGACTGTTGGGAATTTCGACCCGGAGCGATACCCGCATAACATGTAATAATTCCCTGATTATCTATTTTACGTACTATATTGTTGCCCGCGTCGGTAAAATATATATTTTGTAATTTATCCACGCAGATACCCGTAGGTGTATTTAATTGCGCACTAGTGGCACTTTTGCCGTCACCTGAATACCCTGGATGTGGGTTACCTGATATATCCAATGTACCGGCTATTGTGGTCATGTTGCCCTTGGTATCAATCTTACGGATGAGGTGATTACCGCTGTCCGCAACATAAAGATTACCGTCACTGTCCATACATATACCTAAGGGGGTATTCAGCGATTTTTTAGAAGGGACCGCATCCGTGCTGTTTATTTCCAACGTTCCGGCGACTATAGAACTTGATTCAATGTAGGCCCCGCTGGTACCAGTGGTGCTAGTATCTACTCTAAATTTCACCTTCCGCACAATGTGATTATCGGCCTCACAAATATACAGTGAACCGTCCGGACTATGGCACATACCCCCTACACGGTTGGTGGCCATATTGATGGGATAAATGTATCGTGTTTGCCGCGGACGGCACCGATTCACCTTTTTATCGTTTGTGTCGCAGGTTTTGGAGGTAGTATTGCTGCGAAATAGTTGTAAGTTGCTTCCTGATTGCTGTATCGTGTATCCCCACGCCAATCCACCCGCAACACCAATGGTAGATGATGTCAAAAGTGATACTAGACTAAAACAATTTCTCGAGACATTCCATATTAAATCGGCGCCAATTAAAAGAATGAAAAAGGCCAAAGTTGTCACGTTTTGGGTATTGAACGTGCCGTTGGTAAAATCCGTCATAATTATGGGAAAACCAACATAAAATAGTGTGTATGCTAAAACCGTTTGTCCGAGAGGTAAATAGCTTATCGGACCCGTTTCGGAGAATTCGATCATACGGCATGCGTTGTTGGATGTTGCCGGAAATCCATTTTTTTCCGTGTGTTGGAAAATGTCGATGTTTCCCACCAATACAGTGAAAAAACAGGTCAACAATAAGCCAGCTAAATAAATAATACCTTTTACGTTTTTATTGAAAATAGAATAGAGTGTAAAAAAACATACGAGTATAAATGGTGCTAATCTAAAAAACAAGTGTAAAATAGCTTGTATACTGATATCCATTTATGATACCAAATATGTATATTTATCTATACTACAGCCCTTATTATAGTATAGATACATCTTTTTCTCTCGTGTATATCAAGTATATGCGAGAACATGGGGGAAAATTTCGTGGATACAGGAGGCCATAATAAATTTAATGGGGATTTCGGGAATATGTGTATCAGATAACTTGGTGAATAATATCTCGCAAATGTTGTTCCGGAAATTAATGTTCCCGCGGTGCGTCACCATCTTTTGTTCGACGATTTTTTCCAGAAAGATTTGAAAATCTGGCCGGTTCTCTTCAGGAAAGATAAAACGTTGTATTCCGGCCCGTATCCCGCCTACAATCTTGTGTTCAAGCCCTCCGATGGCCGTAATGTTGCCCTGTAAGCTGATTTCACCGGTGATTGCGACATCGTTTTTAATGGGGATTTTGTTCAAGAGACTGAAAATGGCGACGACAATGGCGGCTCCCGCGGAAGGACCATCTTTGGATACCCCACCATCGGGACAGTGAATATGAATTCCGCGAGCTTTGCTGGTTTTCAATTGCTTGATCAGGTCTTCTTGTTGTTTGGAAGAACATAAGGACCATACCAGGGTTTTTGCGACATTCATGCTTTCTTTCATGACGTCTCCCTGTAACCCTGTAAGTTTCAAGTCCAAGAATCCTTCGGTGGGATAAAACATCGTTTCAATCGGAATAACCCCGCCGTTACCTAGTGAATTTGCCCATAATCCATTAATCACCCCTATCCGGTTGTGTTTATGTATTTTAATTTCGTGAGTTTTCGTGTATTTTTTCAAGTATTCTTCGACTTGATTCACCGTAATATGGAGGGGGAATGACACTTCTTCGCGAATGTTCTCCAATAACCCCATGTTGATTTCACCATACAAATCAAACAGAATTTCTTTTAGTTTTCTGACTCCGGGTTCGGAGGTAAAAGATTCGATAATGTACTGTAATACGTCGTCGCCGATTTCCACCGTATGATCAAAACCCATTTTGGCGTTTATCTCCGGAATAATGTGTTTCTTTGAAATGACGATTTTTTCGTTCAGTGTCAAATTATCGAAACGGATACGATGAATGCGGTCCAACAGTACACGATCAATTTGGTCAACGTCATTGTAAGAAAAGATGAACAGTGCTTTGGATAAATCCAGCGGAATACCACTGAAATATTTGTCTTGAAATACGTCGTTTTGGGTAGAATCAATTAAATGGGTCAATATGCCGAAAATTTCCCGGCCTTGTTCACTTTTACTCACCTTGTCCAATTCGTCAATGTATATGATCGGATTCATACATTTGCTTTCCATGAGGATATCGGCAATCCGCCCCCAAGTGGAATTTAAATACGTATAACTGTGACCCTCCAAGGTGGATCCATTGCAAGATCCTCCCAGTGCAATGAAGGAAAAGGGACGACAACTGCCGTGTTCATCCACCAGACATTTCGCCAGACCATTTTTGGCCAGAGATGTTTTCCCCACGCCGGGAGAACCTTCAAAACCGAAACAGTATCCGGCCTGTTTTCCGTTCATCCATTGACATATTATTTTCATAATTTGTTTTTTGGCGTAGGTGTGACCATGTATAGAGTCGTCCAATGTTTGACGGATATTTTTCATCATTTCTGCGGTGGTATCGATGTCCTTAATGACATTTTGAACATCCATCTTGTATTTCAAATGTTTCAATAGACGGAAATGTTTTTCGGAATTCTTTTCCGATATCCTGGTATTGATGGCGTCAGAATTCATGATATGTTTGATCAAAAATTCGTTGATATTGGCGATTATATCCCCCCTTTGCAATGTCTGGCAGATTTCGTCGATGATGGCTACTTTGCTGTGTTTGCTTTTCCTATTTATTTGGGGTTGCGACTCATCGTGACCGCGTTTGTGCGGATTTTCCACGTGGGTGTCCGTGGTTCTGATAAAATGTTGGATGTTTTTAATGTCCGGCAAACAGAAGGAATTCAAGAGGTCCTTGATATGAGTTTCATCTGTTTTTAATATGTGAATACACTGCTGGTAGATTTCGGTATTGGTATATTTATCTTTTTCCAAGATGTCGCGTGTTTTTTCGCTATGAAATAGATATGGCGCAAATGAAGTCGATGTTTCGTGTAGTTTGGATTGCATGTTATAGGGGGTTCTCGCCAAGATTATTTTGATAAATTTTTCGTTGATATGGGTCATCATGTTGAGAACCGGTTCCTTCCGGTACGTTTCAAACGGAATACGCAAGAGTCCTTCCAAATATTGCTTGGCTTTCGAACCGGAATCGTCCATGCGACCTTTGAAATCTTTGAGTTTGATAAAGGCCTTCTCTTTGATGTGTTCGGGTACCCGCCAAAAGATGATTTGTTGCTCAATAGAAATTTGGGTGTTTTCATATTTATTGAGAACATTTTGGTTATACTGCACCGTGTTTTTCATCGCATCTTTAAACATACACCGGGTTTTCCACGAAAAACTGTTGTAAATTTCGGTTTGTTCAAACGAGTCTTCGTAGTCTTCAGACTTTCCGTCCACATTCGAAAGTAAATCGTATAACAAGTAGGCCAGATATTGGATCTCGGTGTCGTCGACGAATAACAGCATGTCGCACAGTTGGTTTCTTTTGGAGAACATGTCCAATTTAATGAAATTCTGTGTGATTAGTTCCAGTTTCATGCTCTTGATGTTTTTAACGAAATTTTGTAAGTAGAGATTTTTGTTGTAAATATCTTGATCGCCGTGAATAAGAATATCTTTAATGTTCATTGCTTCTATTTGGCGATGTAGGAGTGAAACATCGAAAGCTTCACAGGTAGGAAAATTGGTAGTAATTTTTTCCACGCGTTTTCTTACAAATTCGTTGGAACAAAAATGTGTATTGATGTTGTCTATGATACCCGAAATCACGATTGCTTTGGTAGTGGGTGTTTTTCCACAGAAGAATATTTTGACTTCGTTCACCCGCTTTATAAAGTTTTCTGTGATGTCCACGTTATAACATTCAAATTGGGGGGAGTTCTCGATGAGCAAGGTGTCGTCGATTTCTTTATTTAAACAAAAATGTAGCTCTTTGTTACGGTTCGACGAAGTTTTTGTCACAATACTTTTAAATCCAATGGGATGTACGTGTTTTTCAATCAACTGTAATTTAGAGTGTAATAAACATTCCGATCCGGAAATTATGCAGTTGGTACTGCAGTAGCACTTGTTTTTATCGGAAAACTCTGAACCGAAAAATAAATATAACACGTCCTTGATGTGTTTTGTGCCATATTTTGCCACAATATTCGTCAATTCGTCCGTGATGGTTTGTAGTTTATCAATGTACACGTCCAAATCGATTTTGGTATCAGCACCAGATATTTCTTGGGTTTTTTCATAAAGCGTTTTAAGTGAAGATATTCCTTGGTTCATTTCATTGTTACTAAATAAATTAAATCTGTGGTATTCTTGGATCGCAATGACGGTATTTTGAACAATTTCCTGGATATGTCGGGTTTGTTCGTAAATAAGATGGAAAGAAATTTGCTTGGTGTTTTCAGGTTTATTTTCATTATTCATTACTCTCTCCGAAAATATATTGGCTTCATTTTTCGGATCCTTCATAAAAATAACACATACATTATTAATTGATATTATATTCACAAAAAGAACATAAATATAACTTGAATAATATTATGTATTATCACCGGCATTAATTAGATAACAAGATAAAATGGGTATTCCTAGTTATTTTTCATATATCATCCGTAATTATCCTCGTATTGTCAGTAAATTATTTGAGAATACCACCACTTTTCATCATTTATTTTTAGATTGTAATTCGATTGTATATGATTCTGTGCGCGCTTTTGTTGATGTAGTTCCTACGGATGAACAAGTCATCGCGGCGGTGATTCACAAAATAGATCAATATATTTCGGATGTTTCCCCCTTACGTACTGTTTATATTGCGTTTGATGGAGTAGCCCCGCTTGCTAAAATGAAGCAACAGCGTACCCGCCGGTATCGTTCCGTTTTCATGTCTCGGCTGAATGAGCGTTTAAACATAAACCAGAGAGGTGCGAGTTGGGACACAACTAAAATAACCCCGGGTACAATTTTTATGAAAAAACTGTCGGTAAAAATGAACGAGTATTATAATTGTCATTATGAAAAACAGGGTCGTAACATTGTAGTTTCGTGTTCTGATCAACCGGGAGAGGGCGAACACAAGCTGTTTCATTATATACGTGAACATCCTATGAAAAACGACAATGTTTTGATTTATGGGTTGGATTCCGATTTATTTATGTTGTCCATTTTCAACCACGAATTTTATCGAAACGCGTATATTTTTCGTGAAGCCCCGGATTTTTTAAAAAGGAACATTGTACCATGTGAAAATAACATGAGTCGGAAAAAATCCCCGACAACGATTGACGATAATAATTGTTATTTGATTGACGTTGAAATGTTACGAAAGAGCATTTTACAGGAGATGGGATTCAAAGATCCACGTCGAATTTACGATTACGCGTTTCTCTGTTTTTTTCTTGGTAACGATTTTTTGCCACATTTCCCGGCATTGAATATCCGCACTACAGGTATTCAAACGTTGTTAGATGTATATAATACGAATTTCAGTAAGACCCCCGACCGTTTTTTAGTGTATGTTACAGAAAATACGAATACGGATAGAAATGCCCGGGAGTTTAAAATAAATTGGAAGAATTTGGAATGTATTTTGAAACGGTTAGGTGCGTTGGAACATGATTTGTTTTTAAATGAACATCGTATACGTAGCAGGTTTGATACCTGGGTTTGGAATGAACCTAAGACGGTGGAGGAAAAAGAAAAAATGATCGACAGTCTTCCTATCATGTTTCGATCGCGGGAAAAATACATATGTCCCTCGGAACAAGGATGGGAAAAGCGTTATTATAAATTATTTTTTCCAGATGTCTCGGACGTTTCCGACGTGTGTTGTAATCATTTTGAAGGTTTGGAATGGGTACTGAAATATTATACAGGAGCATGTGTAGATTATGGATGGGTGTATAAATGGCATTATGGCCCACTGTTGAATGATATGTACAGATCTGTTTCTAGAATTGACAAGAGTTTTTGGAAATCTGCCGTTACGAACCCATTGACTGAATTGGTACAATTAGAACATGTTTTGCCCCCGAGTAAATATGTATTATTAGACGAAGAAACTCGGATTTTACTTAATAATAAAATTGTACCGAAACCGGACAACCAAGAATTTGCGGATTGGGATTTGAGCCAATATGTACGTCACGTATGGGAATGATCGGGAGTAGAATCAGTTTTGGCGGGAATAGAGTAAGTAAGAAGGATGAATTCGGAGGTGGGGTGATTGGAGGCGCGAAGGAAGGGATGTAAGGAGGATTTAAGGACGATGGGTTTAGGAAGGAAGTTGTAATTGTAGGAGCCTTTGTATT